CTAAAGACCACACTCACAGGCACACGAGAGGCATTATAGAGGCGTGCGAATGGTGTCCGAAAGCTATCCGAACAGCCTTAACAAGGCGCTAGTTTACATAATACACATTATCCAAAGTAGAAAGACCCTATCTGATTGCAATGTTAACAGCAAAGAGACAGAGTCTAAGTCGAGTCGCTTGTGTGAGCGTGTCGGACGGTGTGACGTGAGAGCGTAACGAAGCACTCGCAACGCCTCTCGAAGCGTGAGGAAGGCGCAGGGGCGCAGGCGTGGCCACGGCGGGCGGGGGTCTTTGGGAAGGGCAGGGGGTAGCTTTTCCGAGGGCAGGCGGGGCGCGCGACAGTCAGCCTCTGACAAGTTTTGGAAAATCCGACATTATAGCTTCCCGATTTATATTTTCTCGAAAATCTCCTATAAGGCGTCCCGACAGCTGTTCCGACAAGCTTTCCGAGGCCATTCCGACAGTTATCTGATAAGCATTCCATCAATAGACGTCCGAAAGCTTTCCTCCTACCTTTCCCGAAGGCTCTTCTTTACTTCCTTTTAAGAATAGATTCCACAAATAGAGAGGGCGCCGCTTGTCGGCAGCCCTAGAGGCTTCGCCTCTTTCTAGTGGAGTATTCACACAAGCGTTTATTAAGTTGTAGGAAGCTTATTTAGGCCGTTGCAAGGCCATTGGAAGAGGTAATCTTCCGAAGCATTCCCTTAATGCGTTCTAACATGCTAGTCACCACTCCTTTCCTTTAGTTTCTTCTATTATAGCACAAAAAAAGACGCCTGTCAAGGCGCCTCGTACAATATTTACTTAGATGGATTATCCTTAAAGCCTTCGTAAATGTCTTTTAGTGTATCGTAGAAGGCATATCGAATAACTAAGTAGATTACAATAAGTCTTCCAACCACAATAGTGACGCTTAGTCCGAAAAGCGCTGTAATAAGCGTGTAAATACCGAATCCTGCTACCACTGAAATAAGTAAAATTAGTAAGGTGTTGCTAAATGCTTTAATATTCATCTTATAAAAACTCCTCTTTAGCTTTATCGTATAGCTTAAATGTAGCGTCAATGAAGTGTTTAGCAGCAAACAGTACCCAAACTACTCCTAGAAACTGAAATACAGTAGCTGCTCCGAAAAGCAGTACGAAGAATCCGAAACAGCATAATAAAATCGCTCCGAAAACTGTTGCAATACCTACTGTTAATGCGATTACTTGTCCCTTAGTTAAATATCCCATCTAAATTTCCTCCTTAGTTGCTTTAAGAGTGATAAAAACACGTTCTTGAAGCTTGTTTGAATAGAAGCTGCGACCACCATTTGCGAAGTCCTTATGTTCAAGCTCTTTTTCAAGGCTTTCCAATAGGCGAACCAGTGAAGCGTAGTCATGAAGGCTTAGCTTATACAAACTGTCAATACATCTAGCAAGCTCTGTACGATTATCAGAAGAATAGTCAAGGCCTTCGCAAGAGAAGATATAACGCTTTTCTTTAGAACGCTTTTCAAAAGCTTCGTTAACCTGCTTTAAAGACTTAGCCAGCTGCTTTGTTAAAGTATCTCTTACGTCAACGTTAATAGTAACTGTTGGATAAGGGCTTTTAGACTGCTCTTTAAGACGCTCAATTTCCATCATGGCGTCGTGAAGCTCTTCCCGAAGGTGGCTATTTTCCTCATCAAGCTCCCATAAGCGTTCTCCACAAGCTTCTAAAGACTTATTAGTCTTTTGTAAAAGCTCATCTAGGTCGTTATAAGCACTTTCCACAAGTCGAAGGTCATTAAGCATTGCAACGCTTCCTTCGGAAGCTTTCTCAAGCTCTTCTTCAAGACTTTCAATCTGCTCTTCTAGTTGCTTGTGTAAAAGCTCCATCGCAGAGATTGTTAAATCACGTCGTTTTAGGCTTTCCTCATAGCTTTCTAGCTTCTCTGCCCAACACTTTTCCTCAGCTTCATAATGATAATCCATTGAGGTAACGTGTTTATTAAGCTCTTCTACCCGCTCTTTATACCGTTTCTTGAGTAAGTTGGCCTCAGATAGGCTTTCTTCAAGCTCTTTGATACGCCGTTTAAGCTCATTCTTATCGCTAAATAATAACATCTTCTCAATCCTTTCTTATAGCTTCACATTTCCTTTTAGATAATGCTCCACTCTGCTCTTTTATTAATGCTTAACTTAATAGTTACAGAATACTCTAACCGCAAGGAGAACACTGACACGCTAATAGAGTTCTTGAATCCAGCTGTAGTATCCTGTCCATCCATCGAGTCAGAAAGCTGCTGTAAAGTATCCACAACCTCTCGATAGCCTTCCCAAGATAAGTTCATTACGTTGTCAATATGGTTAGCTACAGTGTCTCTATAAGGCGCTGAGAAGGTTTTTCCGTTAAACGTTGCTGAGAAACGAATATTATCCTTTGAATATTCATATGTGGAGCTGTTCTCAGGCTCTTTTCTAAGAGCTTCAGCGAAGATTTCTGCAAAGCGCTGGATGTCTTCAGTAGACATTCCACAAATTACTTCAGGAGTCAACGGTGTGCTTTCTTCAGAAGCTTTCCTAGCCTCTTCATTAAGGCCTTTTATAACTCCTGTAAGGTACTCAACCTTTTCCTGTTCTACTTCAAGACTATCCTTTAGGGATAAAATTTCCATTCCACGACGTGCTGCGACACTTTGAGCGTTCTCTAAGGCTTCAAAAAGTCGTTCGTTCTTTTCCTGAAGTGTCTTAACGTACTTCCTACTAAACATCTACTCAATCCTTTCCTAATACTAACTTAGTATAGCATAATTGAGGAGCCGTGTCAACCTATTTATGTTACAGTTGTGTTACAATCTTTACAGTTAGGTTAAATATACTCCATTAGGTGAGACAAGCTTAAAAGTTTAATGGGGAAGGGGCAGGGGCGTAAGCCACTGCTACTAACGAGCGTTACTCCAGCGAGTTAGTAAATCACTTGACCTTTCCTAAAAGCTTCCTGAAACGTTCCCTAAGCCTTCTCTAAAGCTTTGAGACGTCTTGGTTACAGGTCGGGGATGGAGTCATGTGTTAATTGCTTTAAGGAAGAGTTTGTATAAAGCCTACTAAACCATATGGAGCCAATCACAGAATGTCCAGAGAGGACTTTGGTAGGCTTTATAGAGACCCTTCAAAAAGAATATAGAAAAAGCCTTCAGGAAAACTTCCCGAGGGCTTTATTTTTATATTTCTAAAGCTGTCAACATGCCGTCGATAAACGCAACAGCTGCTTCCGTGTCGTAAGTGTCTTCAATAGCCTCTCTAGCAGCTTTTAAAGCTTTAATAGTGTTATCGTTAGAGTTCACGATAAAGCCACTCTTAGGAGCTTTTAAGGACATTTCAGAAGGTGTTAGGTATCCAGTGGTAAAAGGATTGCCTCCAAAAGCAATAGGTGTTTCGGCAGCCTCTTCCTTATCTTTAACTAAAGCTTGTTTGATTTCTTCCATACAGGTATCTAAAGCGTCATTCCATCCCTCATCGTAATCATCTTCAGGACTGTAATCTATATGGGATTTAACATCGTTTAATAAAGCTTCTCCATCAATTAGTTTCATCTTCTTCTGCTTCGTCAGCTACAATGTTTTCGATAAGCTCATGATATTCTTGAACCTTCATGGAAAGCTTCTCAATATCTTCTGCATACTGCTTAGCGATTAACTCGTGAGCCTCTTTTGAAAAGCTGTTGTTAAGTTCAAAATCAGCGGCTGCCTTACGGACTGTTCCAAGCTTCTCAAGATACTGTTGGTAACTCTTTACTGAGTACATCTTAATTGCTCTCATCGTTATTCCTCCTTATAAGCCTCTCTGAGGCGTTTTAATGTGTTTGGGGATAATTACCCTAGAAGCTATCTAAAAGCTCTCTATGAGCTTCCTGTGGCTTTTAAAGTAGGTTCTCGCACCTGTTTCTCTTCTACACAAATAACTATAACACAGGTTTATTAAAATGTCAAGCGCTTTTCGACATAAATTTTAAAAGTGTGACAAAAAACTGTATATAAGGTCTAATCTAAGAGGCTCATAGAAGCCTATTATTGATTACTCCAGAAAGGAGGAAGCACTTATGGTAAGAATTGGAAACAGAGAATTGGCAGAACGTCAAAGAAAGTATTTAACAACTTCCAAAGAGCCTGACGAATACGAGGGAGTTGACTTAACTACATTAAAACCTAAAATGAAACGCTTTGCGAGACATTACATGCAAACTATGAACATCGCTGAAAGCTGCCGTTCTGTAGGATATAATGAAAGCTCTGGTTATCGTGTGTTAAAACGCCCTGATGTCAAGGCTTATCTGCAATGGTTAGTTTCAGAAAATGCTGACGCAGCTATTATGAGCCCTACACAAGTGCTAGAGGAACTAACTAACATTGCTTTACGGAATAGCTCTGATTACACGGTTACTGTAAAAGGAGACGTAGTAGAGAAACCTATTGACACAAGCGTTCAATTAAGCGCATTAAATAGCTTGGCTAAATTCCATGAACTAATGGCTCCTGACGTTAGAGTAGAACAATCTCTAAACATCGTTGTGGATATTACTGACGACGTTCCAAAAGAAGCTGAAGAGGTTGAAGAACAAGAAGACTATATTGACGGAGATTTTACCGAGGTTGAGGAAGAAGACAATGACGTAAGTTATGACTTCCTTTCTGGGTATTAGGAAGGGGATTATAATGCCAGTTGATGAACGTAACTTAGAGGTTATCGTCAACGACTTAATCAAAGACGTTAACACTCACGCCAACCAGATAGCTGCTATTCAAACAGACTTAGCTAGAATGACTTCAGACATGACAAGTGTTCGTGACTTGTTGATTAAAAACACTGAGCGTTCTGACGTTCTTATCGGCCACATCAAAGGCCAGTCTGACGAGATGTTAAAACTGTTAACTGACGGTGAGCGTAGTCGTAACGAAAGCCGTGCATTCACTCAGAAACAAGTCTGGGGAATCGCTGCTGCTATTGTTGCTGGGCTAGGCTCAATCATCACTACCATTTTAACGGCTGTACTAAGCTAATTGAAAGGAGGTGTATAAATGGAATTAGTAATTTCTATCGCAATTGTACTAGGAGGCGTTACCACAGCTTTGGTTAACCTTGTTAAATCAATGGAAGTGGTTGCTCCCAAGTATTTACCATTAGTTGCTTTAGGCATTGGGATGGTCTTCGGACTAGTTATGTCACCGTTGCTTGGAGTAACCTTATACGTAGGTGCTATTAGTGGATTGGTCGCAGGGCTATCTGCAATGGGATTCTACGAGTTGTCAAAAACTCCATCAGAATAGCCTTCGACAGGCCTTGAGGGAGTTTCCTTGAGGCCTTTACATAATATTAAGGAGGACACAAAATGTCAGAACCAATAAAGCTTACCGTAACTAAACGAACCTTTAACGAAGCTTACTTACCCTACATGTACAATCAGCCTGAAGGACAGCACCGTACAATGGTCTTCTATGGAGGCGCTGGTTCAGGTAAGTCTAAGTTCGTTGTTCAGAACGCTATCTTAAAAGGCTTGTCAGAACGCCGTAAGTTCCTAGTCCTACGTAAGGTAGATAATACTATTCGTGACTCCATCTTCCAAGAGTTTCTAGTCTGCTTAGAGGAATGGAATCTCCTAGACTTCTGTGAGGTAAAGGCTTCGTATATGACTATTAAGCTGCCTAACAAAACAGAGTATATCTTCAAAGGTTTAGAAGACCCTGAGCGAATCAAATCCATCCAAGGTCTTACAGACATCATAATGGAGGAAGCTACAGAGTTTACACGAGAGGATTACGACCAACTTCAAACACGTCTCCGCCACCCTACAGCAAGACATCAACAAGTGTTTGTAATGTATAACCCTGCCTCTAAGGACAACTGGGTTTACCAATACTTCCATAACCCTGCTACTAAGCGGCCTAAAGGCTCTAAGGTAGTATGTACAACCTACAAGGATAACCGATTCCTTCCTAAAGCTTACCTTGACCATCTACAAGACTTGAAGAACACTAACCCAGTCTATTACGAAATCTATGCACTAGGTAAGTTCGCCAGCTTAGGTAAACGTATTTACACAAACTGGAAGATAGACTCTGAGTTCAAGCCTAACCAATTAGTTAAGCAAGGCTATGAACCACGCTTTGGATTAGACTTTGGTTTAAGTATGTAGACCACTTAGCTAGAAATAGTTTCGATTAAACTTCGTGAACGCTTAATAAAGCGGTGTTGGGACAATAGCCTATTAACAAGGCTTTACTTATGACCCAGCTAACAGGGGAGGTCTAAGAGGAGTGAAGCTCATGTACATTTATTTAATTACAAACAACATTAATGGTAAACAGTATGTAGGACAGACAGCCCGAACCATTGAAAAAAGGTTCAACGAACACTGTAGAAAAAATCACCAAGCCATTGGAAAAGCAATTGCTAAATATGGCAAAGAGAATTTTACAGTTGAGGAGCTACACCATACTGAGGATTTTGAAAAGCTACAAGAACTAGAAATAATTGAGATTGAGTCTCGTAACACCTTGGCACCGAACGGATACAATTTGGTAGAAGGTGGAGGCGGTACAGTAGGATATAATCACACTGAAGAAACCAGAGCTAAAATGTCTAAGATTAAGAAAGCTCAATACAATGGAAAGTCAAATCCATTTTATAGTAAGAAACACTCAGAAGAATCTAAAGCTAAAATGAGTGCTGCTAAAAAGGGTATTTGGATTAATGAAGGCAGAGAAGTAAATTACCATACAGTGAAAGTTATTAATAAGACTACTGGAGAAACATACAACTCAATCAAAGAAGCGGCTGAAGCTTCAGGGGTTCTTGCAACACATATTACCAGAGTTTGTAAAGGCAGAAGAAAATCTGCTGGCGGATATGAGTGGAACTACTTACGATAATCCTGTGCCAAGCCCATTTGGGAAGGTGCAACGACTAAATTCTCAGGTAGCACTTGTCGAGAGGACATGTGTAAGAACTGAGTAAGAGGAAGTCTTGAGATAGGCTTCTGTAGTGCGAAGGCTCTCAAGTAACGCGGGGAGTATGATATAGTCTAGTCCCTTTAAAATATCGGGAAACCGAGGGTATAAACGTCACTAACGACCCTACTGTAATCCTATCAACACTGGTATCAGAGGCCGATAGAGTAATCTATGTGTTCGACGAGTTTGTTAAAACTGGCATGATAGCTCCTGAGATATTCGATGTTATTAAGCGTAAGAAGCTTACCCACCAGCTTATCTATGCTGACTCTGCTAACCTTGAAACAATCGAGCAGATAAGACGTCTAGGCGCACGTAAGATTAAGCCTGTTAAGAAAGGCCGTAACACAGTACTTCATGGAATCCAGTATCTACAAGGATATACCATCTATGTTCATCCACGCTGTCAGAACACTATTAAAGAGCTTGAGAACTACGAATGGAAACCTTCTAAAGGCTCGGACGATTACGAGAACGTTCCTAAGCAAAATGGATTCGACCACTGTATGGACGCCTTGAGATATGCAGTTAACGACCTCATTCCACGTAACAAGATTAGAACAATCAACAAGTCGGTGCTAGGGCTTTAAGACGCCTTAGTACCTTCTTGGGTACAATTATCAGCTAAAAATAAGGAGGATTCAATATGGCAATCCCTAACGGACAAATAAATGCTGGCGACATTATCACTACTAACATCCGCCGTAAACACTTCATTAGACGTAACTTTGATTTACGAGAGCTTATCACATTAGCTGAAATGCACTCTCGCTCTTCTAGCGCTTATGGAGTTTTATATGACTATTATAAAGGCAATCACATTGCTATCCAATCACGTACATTTGACGACACTAATAAACCTAACTCAAAAATCGTTCATAACTTCCCTAAACTATTGGTAGACACTTCCACTGCTTACTTAGCAGGTGAGCCTATCACAGAATCTGGCGACGAGAAGACTATCAAAGCAATGCAGCCAGTCTTTAAAGAGAACTATGTTACAGACGTTAACTCAGAGGAAGTTAAGCTTTCAGGAATCTTTGGACACTGCTTTGAAATTCATTGGATTGACCGTAACAAGAAACATCGCTTTAAAGCTGTGTCACCAATGAACTGTCTAATTGCTTATTCAGCAGACTTGGATGAAGAGCCTGTCGCAGCAATCTATTACAACACTGTAATTAGTGACATCACAGGCCATCAAATCAGAACTTATGAAGTCTACACGGAAGACCTAATCTATAAATTCTCAACGGACGATGAGAGAGAAGTTTATAGAGAGATTCCAGAAGAGCTTGAGATTAAGGATTATGAAGTACACCCTAACTTGCTTCAGAAATTCCCTGTACTAGAAATCATTGCTAACGAAGAACGCCTAGGTGACTTCGAGGCTCAACTATCTTTAATCGACGCTTACAACCTAGCTGTATCAGATAGCGTTAACGACATCGCTTATTGGAATGACGCTTACTTATGGCTACAAGGATTTGACCTAAGCGCTGATAGTGACTCTATTAGTAACATGAAGAACGACCGTGTAATCGTAACGGATGAAGACGGCATGGTTAAATTCATTACTAAGGATGTTAACGACAAGCATATCGAAAACATTAAGAACCGTGCTAAGCTAGACATCTTTAGCCTATCACAAACACCTGACTTGGTATCTAAAGACTTCACAGCAGCTTCAGGGCAAGCTTTGAAAGCAGCTACCCAACCACTAGAGAACAAGTCCGCTGTTAAGGAATCTAAGTTCCGTAAAGTCTTAGCTAAGCGTTACGAGTTGGTGTGTAGCTACCTTGAGTTTATGAACAAAGCTAAAGACTTGAAGCCTTATGAAGTTACTCCAGTATTCGTTCGTAACTTACCTCAATCATATGCTGAGTTAGCAGATATGGCCGTTAAGCTTCGTGACATGCTTCCTGACGAAACTATCATTAATCAGTTCCCATGGATTACTGACGCTCGCCAAGAGGTTGAGAAAGCGGACGCACAACGTCAGAAACGAGCTGACATCGCCTTGCAGAACTTCAAACAGACTAGTGCTGTTCAAGGAGCTTCTACAGCAGCAGCTAACAAGTTGGATAAGAATCCAGCTAACACATCTACCATCACAACTACTGACCCAGTGGCTGCGAAGGAACAGGAAAAGGCAATCCAAAAGAAACCTAAAACCGACTAGGAGGAATAAACATGGCACGCAAGAAGGATAAGAAGAAACGTCAACAGGAATTAGAGGACGCCTTAGTAGCCCTAATGACTGCTCAGAACCACAAGTACCATCGCTTTACTGACCGCTACACTGTCCTTCTTGATGGCTTTGTTAATGAGCTTATAGTAAACCTTGCCGACCCTAAGTTAGACACATTCGCTAGTCTTCAGGTAAGGCAGTATGAGGCTATTAGAAAGCTTCAAGCTACATTGATAGACTATCAAGAGGAGTTCTCAAACATGCTCTCAGACAGCATGGAAGAGGCCTTAGAAGAGACCATGAGACAGCTTTTTCCAAATAAGGCTATACCTTCAGCGACAGATAACGCCTATCTCCAACAAGTTATTGCAGAAGCTTACGACTACTTTGAAGAAATCTTCTTGCAATTATTACTAGAGATAGAATCTATCGCCGTTGGGACTATCCCATCATCAGAGGACATCGTAACCACTATCCAAAAGCTTCGGGATAGATTGTCCTATACACTCCGCCGCCATATTGAAGCACAAATGGCTGCCATTATAAACCTCGCTGTTATCGAAGCTTCTAAACAGTATGAGATTGAAGTATGGAAATGGTGTATTCGTCCAGAGCTTACCGAAAGCGGTACTTGCGCAGATTGCAGGGACTTAGCTGAGGGAGGTATTGGCAATGAGGGTCTATATACCCTATCCACCATGCCTTTGCTACCGAGACATCCACACTGTGTTTGCATACTTATTCCATACGTCTTATAGAGCGGTAATGTTAAAGGGCGCTCAAGAGGAAAAGAACTTTACACAAACTAATCTAAACGCACGCACAGGGCTTAATTGAACTGTGGAGGGCAGAAGGAGAATCTTATATTATGAATCCAGAAGAACAAGGTCAAGGACAATCACAACAAGTTGAATTATCACCAGAGGTTATCGTTGGAGCTATCGAGGCTAACCCAGAATTAGCACAAGCTATCCAGCCCCACGTCTTAACAAAAGACGCAGTATCTAGTTTCTTAAAAACAGACGAAGGTCTTGGCGTAGTAGCACCTATGATTGACCAAAGCGTTTCTAAAGGTATTAACGCTTGGAAAGAAAAGAACTTAGAGAACATTGTTCAAGAACGGTTAGCTGAGTTAAATCCTGCTGAAACACCTGAGCAAAAGCAATTAAAACAAATGCAAGCTCAAATGGCAGCTATTCAAAAAGATAAGCAAATGCTTGAAATGCGTGGTGTGGCTCAAGAAGCTTTAGCAAAAGCTGGTTTGCCTGCCTCATTAGCTGGGTATGTTTTATCAGACAATCCCGAAGCCGTTAAGCACAAAGTATCAGAGTTAGACATTGAGATTCAAAACATCGTTTCAGGAATCGTAGACCAAAAGGTTGCAGGAATCGCAGCTAAAGCAGCACCAGCAAACACTGACGACATGTCTGGCTTAGGCGGTTCTAAAAACGTAGAACGATTAACGGATTTAACTGTTGAGGAAGCGACAGAGCTAGCTCGAACTAACCCTGCCAAATATCGCCAGTTGGTTCAACGTGGATAACAACAGATAATCATATAAACTATAAACATATAGAGGAGACTATTAAATATGGCACATGAAGTAACTAAAATTGCAGACTTAATTAACCCAGAGGTAATTGGTGCGTTCTTACATCAAAAAATGTTAGACAACTTAGTGTTAGCACCTTTCGCTGAAATCGACCGTACATTACAAGGCCGTCCAGGGGACACATTAACTTTACCACAATGGAACTTCATTGGTTTAGCTGAAGACTTAGCTGAAGGCCAAGAATTACAATCAGTTAAGTTAACTGCTAAAGACCGTAAAGCAACTGTTAAAAAGGTTGCTAAATCAGTTACGTTAACTGACGAAGCTGTGTTAAATGCTTATGTACGTCCAGTCGATGAAACTGTTCGTCAATTAGCTATGGCAATCGCTGGTAAAATTGATAACGACTTGTTCGCTGCTATGCGTGCATTAACTCCATCAGACGTTGAGATTACAGATAGCTACGAATGGGTATTAGACGCTCAAGTTGCTTTCGGTGAAGAGTTTGACGAAGAAACTTACTTGTTCATCTCTCCTAAACGTCGTGCAACAATCTTGAAATCTAAAGACTTTGTACACATTCAACAAGGCGTTTCAGTTATCAAAGGCCACTTAGGTGAAATCTACGGAATGAACATCGTAGTTTCTAACAAGATTGGTGAAAACGAAGCGTTCGTCTTGAAACGTGGAGCATTAACATTGTTAATGAAACGTGACTACATGGTTGAGGAAGTTCGTGAAGGTATGAAACGTCAAACTAACATCACAGCTGACCAACACTACGTAGCATTCGTTAAAGACGCTAAACGTGCAATTTACATCAACAAGGTAGCTGCGGGAAAGTAACAGCCCCCAAAAATCTTCAAGCAAGCGGGGTTACTGAGGACTCGGTTACTCTGACTTGGGAAGACGGAGGGGCAAGCCTCTAGTAAGCTAAACGAGAGGTTGCGGAAATGTTCCGTAGCCTCTTTTACTTTATCACACAACAGGAGGAAAAGCAATGGCAAAGACTTATAATATTTACCAAGATGGAGTAAAGGTTCAGGAAGGCGTAGCAGAGCTTACTAAAACCATTACAGGACTTACTCCAAACACTTCATACAAATTTGAGGTGACAGCTGTTGAGGAAGGCGTTGAGAGTGCTAAGTCAACTGCCGTTACAGCTAAGACTAATCCACGTAAAGTAGCTACAGTAACAGCTTCTCAAAAGACTATGTCACTAGCTGCTGACGGAAGCAAAGCATTAACCTTCACAGTGGCACCTGACGACGCTACTAACAAGGAACTAGAAATCACTAACAGCAATCCTGAGTTTGCTACTTATGCAGACGGTACAGTAACAGCCGTAGCAGAAGGTACTACAACTATCACAGCAACAGCTAAAGATGGCTCTGGAGCAACTGCTAACTGCGTTGTAACTGTCCAAGCACCAGCTTAATAAACACTATCCCAAGGAGGCTGAGGCGAATCGCCTTGGTCTTCTTTTAAGGAGGAAGCTAAATGGAACTAATTGAGAACACAGAGTTGTTCAAGTCGTTTGAAGACGTTACCCTACCACCTGAAACAGAAGCCATCGACATCACTGACTTAAAGCTTATGCTAGGCTATGGTAACAGCACTATCCGAGACAACGTTCTGAAGGTCTTGAAGAAGCGTGCTAGACAGCATATCTGCTTATTCATTAACAAGGAAGTTACAGACTTTCCGATGGAGTTGGACTACATTGCTGACGAGCTTACAGCAAGCCGTATGTCACAGCTTAACTCAGAAGGACTTAAAACAGAGTCTACGGACATCACTCGTTACGACTATAAGGACGACATCTATGCAAACTGGTATGGCATTTTAAACCGCTGGTTAGAACAGCAAGGAGAGTATCGTAACAAATCATTCTTCATGCTATAAGAAAGGAGCTTACAAATGCGTTACAACGACATTGTGGATTTAATCCAATACAATACTTGGGAAGACCCTGACGACGACTATGGTACAGTCTCTTACAAAGAGCGTGGAACAGTTGTTGTTAAAGACCTTCCAGTAAGCGTAGGCTCCCTAAGAGTTCAAGGAAAGCTATTACAGAACCAAGACCAACAGTGGGAGAAACGCTACTTGATACAGCATAAGATATTCGAGTTGAAGAACCTTCGGGTAGACGCTGTCAGACGACACTCCACAGGTGAGATTCTAAATGTCTACTGGGACAACACTACTGGAACAGACCAGACAATCTCTTATAAAGTCGAGTACAGAGATATTCGTAGAGACGAGGAGAGTGGAGTCGTATGGCAGGGTTCTTAGAGATTACCAAAAAGGTTGATTTCTCAGCCATCGAGAAAGACTTCGTTAGTGAGGTTAAGGATGTTGTCACTAAGAACTCTAGTCAAATGGCCACTGCGGTAAGATTCAACATCGTTCGCAGAGGAAACATTGACACAGGTACTTACTACGATGGAATCAACTCTAAGACGGAGGTAGAAGGAAAGGGTAAAAGCGTTACAGGGATTGTAGAGTCAGACGTTTCAGGAAACCCTTACGGACACAGAGGTTACGCTGTTTTCCTAGAGACTGGAACGGCTAGACACATGGCTTTCCCAAACTTTACAGACGCTTTAGAAGAGTATTCAGACATTCTTGTTGAACAGCTCCGTAGAATTAACGTTTAGGAGGAATTACAAATGAGCAAGAGACCACCTTTCAGAGCAAGGAGTTCTTCCGTAGCTTTACAAAGAGCAATCGTTAAGGAAATCAGAGCGCAGGGCATTAATATCTGGGACGGAGTTAATAAGAAGCCTGAGTATCCATTCATTAAGATTGGAGAGGAGCTGACTTCTGGTAGAACGATTTCTAAAGACGCTATCGGTAAAATGCACAACCTTACTCTTCATATCTGGAGCGATTACGATAGCTCCTTTGAGGTAAAGAACCTAACTGACTTCCTTGTAGGCTTATTAATAAACTCACCACTTCAACTAGAAGAGGGTTTCTGTATAGGTAAGAAGGAGTTAGACCACGTTCGTTATACGGAGGCTGCCAATGGCACTTACAAAAACGAGCGAGCATATCTATTCTTAGACTTCGAGGTAATCGATTCTACAATAGACCCCTATTAAATATTAAAGGAGACTTTTAAATGGAAGCATGTAAATCTAGCTACATTCGTGGTACGGCAGTATTAATCGAGGTACAGAACGACCTTGGCGAATGGATTAAAGTAGCAGCACAACGAGGCGGTACATTAAACCGTACAGCGGCAACGTTAGACGTATCTAACAAAGAAGGTTTCGGATGGGACGACGCCGAAGCTGGTAACAAGTCTTGGTCAATCGACTGTGACGGATTGTTCGTAGAGGACAACGAAGGTTTCCAAGCATTGAACGCAGCTTGGGTAAACGGTGACTGTGTACGTGTTCGTGTTAAATTCCCTAGCGGATTAACCTACGTAGGACAAGCAATCTTAACTGACTTCCCTTACGAGTTCGGTTATGAAGACGCTGTGACTTACTCATTAACATTCCAAGGTAAAGGCGCTTTAGAAGAGCAACAAGTAGCTCCTACTATCCTACCTAAGAAAATCGAGTTCAACATGGATACTAAGGAAGTCAAAGTTGGGGAAACTCTTCAAGCAGTTGTTAAATTCACTCCTGAAAACGTATCTGACAAATCTGTGACTTACACAGCATTGACTCCAGCGTTAGCTACGATTGACGAAGCAGGATTAATCACTGGCGTTAAAGAAGGAACAGCTTCATTCAACGTTCGTTCAAACGTTAACACAGCAGTTTCAGCATTGGTAGACATTGAGGTAAAGCCCGCGGGGTAGTAGAAGCCCCGACCGAGCTTTCGGCAAGTGACATTAGCGAAGACTCTGTAACACTAACTTGGAAATAGGACAACCACAAAGGGGCTTTGGGATAGATTCCCTGAGCCTCTTTTTACATAACTAATATTAAAGGAGATTACAACATGATTATAAGATTCCAAGGTAAAGACCTTAACCTACGCTTAACATATAAATCAATCCACTTTCTGGAGTTAGCTTTTGACCAAGACTACGCTTCTTTCATTGCCGAGCAAACACCTTTCAACCAGTCGTTATACATCTTCTGGGCTATGCTTCAGAATGAGTCTGATTATGAAGGGGTATCGGTACTAGATGTGGCAGAGCTTCTCCAAGACTCTCTGGACAGTTATGAGTTTACCTTAGAGGAATACTTCGACAAAGTTAACAGCTCGTATGCTTCAAGTATCCTTGTTAAACAACTATTCAAAAACAATACAGGCTCGTTGCCCAGAGGAGGCGGAAGACGAGGACGAGCTTCCGAAGCTAGACGTAAGATACTTTATGGTATTGTGTACAGACTTAGGAATACCTTCCAGCGACTTTTGGACAAGTACACCATATGAGTTTAATGGAATGTTACGAGGAGCTTACCAAAGACAGTCACGAGAAGCTTCACTATTCCTTTCTCTAGTGCAGTCTAAGAAGCCAGTTAAATTAGAGAAATACCAAGGCTTTGAACTAGTTAATGAAACCAACAAGCCTATGACTACTAGAGACATGGCGGAAACAATGGATGAACTTGATAGAGCAGCCTTTAAAGAGGAAGAGCTATCTAACCTGTTCGACTACTTTGATTAGGAGGAAATTTAAATGGCAGATAAGGAAATGCGAATTAAGGTTAGAGTAGACAACTCTGACTATACAAGTAAGATGAAAGATATGGAAGGCACTCAGTCACGCTTAGGTAAAAGCACCGAGCAGACCACAGGAATCTTCGGAAGGTTCTTCAATAAGCTAACTGGTGGAGCAAGCTTAGCCAACAGTTCTATGTTAGGGCTTGGTAAAAGCTTCCTATCAACAAGCGTTGGGTTCGGTACTCTGACAGCTGCTGCTACGCCTATGGCCGCTGCTGTTATGGGAGCCGCTGAAGCTACTAAAGCTGCTGGACGCTTTGCTATAGATTCCATCAAGGACTATTCAAACTTTGAAGGAACACTTAAACAAGTACAGATTATCGCAGGCGGTACACAAGCCGACATGGACATGCTTGGTGACACGGCTATCGAAATCGGTGGTAAGACTTCCAAAGGTGCTCAAGAGGTTGCCGAAGCCATGGTGGACTTTGCTAAGCTAGGTTTTACAGCTAAGGAAACTTCAGAGGCTATGAAAGGTATCGTATACGCTGCCGAAGCTTCTGGCTCAGGCGTGCAAGAGACTGCTGGAATCGTAGCAACAGCGCTTAACGTATGGAACCTTAAAGCAACAGAAGCAGAACACGTTGCCGATGTTTTAGCTAAGACTGCTAACGAAACGGCCGCTGACATGCAGGATATGGGATACGTTCTACAATATGCTGGTTCATCAGCTTCCCTAGCAGGAGCTTCTCTGGAAGACCTTTCAGCTATGGCAGGTATCATGGCTGATAACGGTATCAAAGGTTCTAAAGCAGGTACCTCTTTACGTACAGCCTTCACAAACCTTATCAATCCAACAGACGGTGCGGCTGCTGCCATGGAAAGCTTAGGAGTACAATTTAAAGACGCTGAAGGAAAAGCACGTCCTACGATGGATGTTATCTACGATTTACAGGACGCTGTTAAAGGCATGGATGATATTCAAATCCAAGAGCTTTCAACAATCCTGTTCGGAAAGCCCGGGGCGGCGGGTATGTCGTTCGTCCTTAAATCAACTAAAGAGCAAGTACAAGACTTATCAAAAGCTTTGGTAGACTCTACTGGAACAGCTGCTAAACAAGCTGCCGAAATGCGTGAGACAATGGCTGGTCAATTAGACCAACTTGGAGACTCTGTGGACGCTATTAAATTAAAAATTGGTAGAGCGTTTACCGACATGTTTGCACTAGACGCTGTTAAAGGATTCAATAAGGCTCTTGATGGAGTTGACGAAGGCCTATCTAACTTTGGTAAAGGCTTCAAGCGTACAAGTGACTTGCTGGAAACATCTAATGGATTAATCTCAGGTACAAAGGACGCCAACAAGTTTGTAGAAGCTGTTCGAGACGCAGGTACTAACCTTACAAACATTCCCTTCCAAGAGTCTTTAGCACAGTCTCAAGTATGGGGAATCGGAATCTCTAAAAGAGCTTATGAAACTAACGAGGTTATGTATCAGCTTAACAAAAGCATTCAAGAGTTCAGCTTCCTACCAGATGACTGGGAAGGCAAGTGGGGACAGGCTTCTACAATCCTTAAAGATTCAGTAGGTCAAATGGAGTTGAAACTTGCTTCAGCTGCGGCTAAAGGTAAGCATGGTGGAGAAGCTGATATTTCAGGTATCATGAATCAGACTATCCAAGAGAATCTACCTGCTTTGCAATCAGCTTTGGATGAACAAGTAGCAGTGTTCGGAACCGCTAACCAAAGCCGTTTAGACGCCTTGCAGACATTTTTCACTAATGAGAAGACTTTAACTGATGAGCAGAAGTCCATTATGATACAAGGTGAATTAACTCACGGCCAACAGCTTTCAGATACCATCCAATCTAATAACAACAAGATTTTAGAATTGTATCAAAGCATGGGGCAGCAGGATTATGCACAACGTCAAGAGACTGGTGCCGCTATAAATGCCTTACAACAACAGAACTCTGAAATCCTGCAAAACATTGCTACAACTGAGTCGAGTAGTATTGTTGAAACGTTAAGAGCTCAAGCTAGTAGCACTGGAACAATCACTCAACAAATGGCTAACGAATCTATTGCAGCCGCTAATCAACAGTACACTGAAACTGTAGCAGCAGCCTCTAAACAGTATGTTGAAACTGTTAGTTCAATTAACCATATGTCAGATGAATCTATAGCTGCCGCTGGAACAACTAGGGACGAGCTTATCGAAAAGGCACGCCAACAAATGGTTGGAACAGTAGACCATGCTAAGACTCAGAAAGAGCAGACAGTAGGAGAAATCCAACAGATTGCTAAAAAGTCTGAGGAAGTTGATGGAACACACATTCAAATTAACGCTGACGCAGATACTACTAGCGCAATGGAAGAGCTCGGCCAATTAGCTGCTAGAATTAACGACGTGTTCAGAGCCTTTGGGGAAACTGCTGGTAAGATTCAAGGTGGTATTGATGGCTTTGAGAGCAAGCTTAAACAAGCGGATAAATGGGTTGCAGGAAAGGTTGGCGGAATCTTCAAGGCTCGTGGAGGACTTACTTCAGGCGTTGGTTACGGAATTGGTGGAGGCAATGCACAATACTCTCCAATGGCTACCGCAGTAGGTGTCGGAACACAGTTAGGACAGGGCGGTATCAATCAGGGCGTAATCCATAACGAGCGAGGAAGAGAAGTTACAATGCCTATCCAAAACGCTACTTACATGAGACCTTTCGCAGCAGCTGTGGCCAATGAGCTTCAAGCTATGGGAGGCGGCCTTGGTGGCGGAGGCGTTCAAGAAGTTATCGTTCCATTATACATCAACGATAGAGAATTTGCAAGAGCCACTAACAAAGCTATGACAGAGGAGCAGCAACGTGTCAAACGTATCGCTAACCGAGCTGTCGGCAAAAAGTAAAGGAGACGTTTAAATGACATGTTCTAATAAACCTAATTATACACCATTTGAATTAACTGGTCTAGCCCCTACTAAACAGTGGGGCTTAGGCCGTTCTGCTGGCTATGAAAGATTTAACCCAGAGGAGTTCCACGCCTTAGAGGACACCTTTAAGATTACTTTCCCAGTAGACTTTAGAGGAAAGGTTAAAGGAAGCTTAACACCTAATCCTTCTAACGCTGAAGGACACAATGACCAAATGTACCCTGAAAACATCTTGCGAGGAAGTAAGTTCTTATCTAAGCCTACTTTACTTTTCAATGGAGCTGAGTATAACGAATCAACGCTTTCAAACGGAGCAGCAGTCGCTACTACTCAACGCGCTAACCAAGGATTAATGTTTTACTGGGAAGAGTTCATTAAGCCTATCAAGAGAATTAAAGAAGGCGACTTGGTTACTTTCTCAGTGGATGTACGAAGCACTGGAGAAGGCATTCCGACAAACGCTGTAGCCTTTAAAGGAACTTCTAACTTCGAGGACTACTACCACGTTATTGAACAGCCTGTAACAAAAGAGTTCACACGGATTACTTACTCTACTAGATTCCTTTCTGAGAACTGGGAATGGGACGAAGCTTTCGCAATGTTCTGGGGAGCAGAGAATCCACCAGTTACTGACTACCCTTCTTTCAAGTATGATAAGAATAAGTTAGCTGGATTTATTCAAGCAGAGGATAGCATTCATTTAGAGTTTGCACGGCCTATGGTATCTGTAGTAGGTGCTTCTAATTACATCGAAGCTGGAGAAGACTTCTACTCAGCCAATAAATGGGATTTCAAAAAAGCTACTCAATGGGCTTACATTAACTACCAAGGATTGTGGAAAACAAAAGACACTGGTGGAGCTCAAAAAGAAGACTGGGCTATGAAAGAGTTTATTCCAATTAAGGATGGCGCTAGTAAACTATCTGTGTATAAACTTACGACACAAACTGTTCCTCCTAACAAGGATAACGTATATGGAAACATCGCCTTCTACTCAGCTGCCAACGAAGAGTCTTTTGTATCAGCTAAGTTACTAGGAAATGAAACAGGTAAGTATGGAGGCTACCTATCAATTGCAGACATTCCTACTGGAGCAGCTTATTACCGTATTGGTATCTCAGCTGTTAAGGGAGACGCTTCTGCTAGGGTATTCGTACAGCAGTCTAATGACAACTGGACAGAGTTTCGTCAAGAGTGGTACAACGCTATCGCTAACAAGCTTGATGGAAACGTAGCAAGAGCTGAGACAGTCTACCGTAAAGAGCCTGTGGCAATGCAATTCAATATCGACTTCAAGAGTGCTGTTGAGAAAGTCCTTCCTAAAGTATTCGCTGACCTTTCTACAGACGAAGAGAAGCAACAACGTCTAAGAGGTTTAGCTGACATCTTCACAACATCAGTTACAGCACGCTCTATCACACAAGGAGTCGGAGGACTTGACCTATGCTTCTGGAGATGGTTGCCTGACGGAACTAAGCAACAGCAAGTTTTACAGAAGCTTTACGGAAAAGGCTTGACAACAGTTGTTCACCCATCAACTTACCAAGAGTGGATTAATCCTAAAGGTGAGGTAGTATCGTTTGTTAAAAGTAATAAGCTTGTTGCAGACAACCTTTACAATGGCGAGGATACACTTTCAGGATATGTGGATTCCATCATGGATACTGTCAAGCTTGAGGTTAACGGAGTTATTACAGACATTACGGCTGAGGTTAACCGAGACGCTAGCTCATTCGTGTTTAAAGGGCTTACTGGAAAGCTTAAAGAAAGCGACAACGTAAGACTTCTTGGGTACTACTCAAAAGAAGCCAGCAAGCAATACTTCGCTAAGCTGTTCTGGGCAAACAAACCAGCAGATGTAGAAGAGTATAACCAACTGCCTTTCATTGAAGTTGACCACGTAGTTATGACGGCCTCTATTACAGTTACTCAATCACAGCTTGACGAGTGGGGATTTAACCCGAACCTTCCTGACTACCGTATGGAATCTTTAGAGAGACCTATCTCAACAACTGAAGAGTACATGTTTGGCTCAATGGTTCAAGTCACACACGCTTACGATGTATACGGCTATGTGGAAAGCAATTACCCAGAGTTCTTCGGAGACTGCTACACATTCGACGACCGTATCAGAAAGATTAACGAACGTATCAAAGAGTTTAACCTAGTGGCCACTCCAATTGACACTGACGAGGTTCCTTTAGGCAGTAGAGAGGTTCTTTCAAGCGCTGAGGCAAGAAACCCTGACAGAGACTACTTGAATAAGACGGAGCTAGACCAGACTGTTGAAATGACAATCAACAATTCTAAGGGACACTTTATCCATTCTAATGGTTATATATACGTGGGATTCGCTCGTAAGACACCTAGTGACCGAGAATCTTCGATGGCTCTTGACTCAAGCTTATCATTTAGCTTCTTGATGGACAGACAGTACGACAGTCTTCCAAGAGTCTTCCGATACAACTACCAGAAACAGCCTTGGTTCTTGTTTGTAAGAAACATTAACAGAAGCGTTCTTGCCCCTAAAGTAAACTCTCTAACACCTATCAACGGTGGTACGAGACGCTATAACTTTGGAGCTTCAGAAGACGCTCGGTATATCTCAATGGACTGCTTTATCAAAGCTCCTGCCGAAGAGGATATGCCTAAGTTGATGGAAGAGCTTGCTGACTTCCTAGACGTTGGAGAAACGGTAATCCAATTCTCTGATAACAAAGACCGCTACTACAAAGTTATGCTAGATGGTTCAACAGACCTTTCTCAAACGCTTCACGTAGGAACGTTAACACTGACTTTCGTAATGCTTGAGAATACCTCTATTGGTAAACAGGTTGTAGAAACTGTTGAGATAGATAGTATGGAAGGCTCTGTACCGTTTATCGAGCTTAACAACATGGGTACGGCAGACGCTTATCCAACCTATCAGTTAACCTTTGACGAGCCAGCTGGATATGTCGACCTTGTTGGTACAGACACTTCAGCTAACGTATCAATTGGACGCCGTCCTAAAGACACTAACGATGAAACTAAAGTAGACCTACGTCCACGTAAGTTCTATAGTAAGTTTACCACCACGGATGGAGCAGGCTGGATGAACATGAACGACACGCAGCTTCCTAACTTTGAAGGGGTTTCGGCTAAGCTTCAAGGAAGCGTTCAAAGAGCCAACGGAATTGGTAATCAGGACAAGTGGAACTACGGCGACACGAATCATAAAGGACACCATGGAGCAGGCATTATTGCCAACCTTCAAAAGAACGTTGACGACTTCTATTTAGAAGCTTCTGTGGTAGCTACAGGTAAGCCTGTTAAAAACTCTCTGAATGCTATCTTCGTAGTATTTTATGATGAGAACAACAGCCCTATAGCATACATGAAAGTTGGCTCAAGACCTCAAGAAGGTAACCTAGATTGTTACGTGGCTTATGCAAGCGATTGGACTAAACGTAGAACGCTTTATAACGGAACCAAGTGGAAAGACTTCTGGGGCAAGGTTTCTGTACAGCGTAGAGATAACCGCTGGAGATTAGTTGTTGGACAATACTCTAACAGAAAGACTAACCCAGCTCCTGAATCAGTTTTCAACTATGGTCAAGGAATGCTTAAAGACACAATGGACACAGGTTGGTTCGACCTTCCATCCGAGTCTTGGGGCAAGAAGTTTGCCAGAGTTGGAGTGTTCTTCAGCCAGTATCATAACAGACCTAAGCTAGGCCACTTGTCACTACGTAGATTAATTGTGTGGGAAAACTTAGAGAATTACAGAGAGAATCCTATTGAAGGAACTCCAATCATGTTCCATGAAGGCGACACGGTTGTAATTGACTCAAGCAAAGCTCAAACCTACCTTAACGGAGAATTAACGCCAGCTTTAGTAGACCCTATGACCGACTGGTTCCCAATAACCAAAGGTGATAACTACATTGGAGTTAATAACTTTAAAGGTAAGATTGACATAGTATATAACGAACGATTTAAATAAGGAGGAAAAGTATGATTACAGTATTAAATGCAAACGGACAAACAGTAGCGCATTTTGTCAATAACGTTAGCGAAGGGGTACCATACTTTGAGCCTACCATGACGGAGAATATAGAGACGTTGGTTTCAACGTTCTCTTTCTCTGTACCTTTGGAGTGTGAAGAGACCCAATACCTGACAGGCCTTAACAAGGTATTAACAAAGGATAAGGATGGTGACTTACGCCAGTTTAATATCATCCATACAGAAGAAGTTTTCCAAGAGGTTGGCTCTCGTATTTTAGTGGAGTGTGAGGACTTCTCGATTAGCGAAATGAATGACACTGTAATCTATCCTTTCGATGGCCACAACCTTGGAGACACCTTAACGAAAGCTGTCAAAGGTACTGGATGGGGTGTAGAATACGCTGCCGACACATGGCAAGAAGGCGAAGTACCTTTCGTTCTATCCGACTACACAAACATGCGAGAAGTGTTCGGAAACATTCAGAAAACCTATGATGTAGACTTTAAGTTTACAGCTGAGAGAACAGCCTTTAACCAGACTAAACGGATTGTCAAAGTCTATAAGAACAGAGGCGTTCAGACAGGCCGTTACTTTACCTATAACAGAGACGTTATTGGAATCACTCGGGACGTGCAGTACGATACAATTAAGACAGCTATCTTGCCTTACTACACAGGCGTTGAAGGAAAAGTGTGGACGCTTGCTAACTGGGCTCCAGTAAACCCTATTGAAGGATTCACAAAGGATAAAGAAAGCCCTCTGATTGTTCATAACCAAGCTCACTCAGATTATGACGAACCATTCTTCTTCAAGGCAATGCCATTCAAAGCTGCTGCTTCAAACCCTGAGCAAGTTTACCGACAAGGTGTAGAAGAGCTTCTAAAACACATTGCACCAGTATATACGTATACTGTTAACGTAATCCTTCTAAACCGTGTTCAAGGATGGGAAGGGGAGACCTTAGCTCTAGGTGACACAGTATGGATGAAAGAGCGTGTAGGCTCTCGTGAAATTGGATTGGAAGCACGTGTTATCGAATACGTTTATCACGAAGACGACCCAAGCCTTGATGAAGTAACCTTTACTAACTTCCGTGAAATAGACACTTACGACACCTCTGACATTGCAGGTATCCGAGACGCTTTAAACGACCTTAAAGACCAAGTAGGCTCTAACACAGTTATTATCGAAAGCACTAGAGAACAGATTAGTAAGCTTGAGGAAGGCCAAGCAGGAATCATCACTGACCTTAATGGAAAGAACTCTATAAGCATTGGTGACACGCCTAAGCCAAACCCTATCGATGGCGACACATGGTTCTCTACACGTGTTAACGAAGCTGGCCAAACAATCCATGAGATTAAAGTTTGGGATGGCGTTGAGAAAGTATGGAAGCTTTCAATGGATACTTCTAAAGCCTTTGAAGCAGAGGACACTGCTAAAGCTGCTCAGAAAGACGCAGAGGAATCTCTTGGCAAGGCTAACCAAGCTGTGGAAGACGCTGACACTGCTAAGGCAGCTGCTCAAGAAGCTTTGGATAGATACAATAATCTCATGATTAGTGGTCGTAACCTAGCGCTTAACTCTCAAAAGATTACAGTGCCTGACACAAGCCCTAACACAACGGCTCGTAGAAAGACTGTTCCATTATCTATCCCAACTAAGTTAGGTACAGACTATAAGCTTAAATTTAAGTACAAGCTTACTGAAGGTACTTTGCCAGAAGGAATCACAGTAGGTATCTACGATGTTCCTAAGCTTGCATGGGCTTCTAATATAGTTACTATTCCTACCGATGGAAAAGATGAAGGAGAGCTGTTCGCAGAGCTCACTACAACTGCTACTGGAGGTAATGTCCTACTTATCTATCTGGGAGTTAGAAGCGCTGTTAAGAACGGAGATAATTTTGACTTTACAGAAGTCTACCTTGTGGAAGGTGATAAGATAGGTGATTGGCAACCAGCTCCAGAAGACGCTATTGCAAGCATTACGAATATCAATGGCGAAATCACTTCCTTAGTAACTAAGACAGATGGATTGGAAACAAGCTATAGCCAAATCTCACAAACGGTTGATGAAATCCAGTTGACAGTTGGTGACAAAGCTGATAAGAGTCAAATCACACAGCTTCAAGACCAGATTAACCTACGAGTTGAGAAAGACGATGTAATCAACCAGATTAACGTTTCTACCGAAGGCATTATCATTGACGGTGCAAAGGTTCAGATTACAGGTAAGACTTACATTGAGGACGCTGTTATCACAGACGCTATGGTATCTGACCTTTCAGCAAGTAAGCTAACAGCAGGAGTTATCGACGCTTCTAAAATTAACGTAACAAACCTTGACGCAAGCCAGATTAAAGTAGGTACTCTCCAAGGTATTGAAATAAGCGGCTCTAAATTCATTAACTCTTGGGATAAAACAGAGTCTATCAGCGGAGGCCAAGCTCATCGAGTTGGTACTACGGTTATTAGTGAAGGAAGTATTTTACAAGATAATGATACCTTTGTAATTCCTACTGGTGAATCAGAACGATTGCGAAGTGAGGAGAATACATTAATCCAGTACGGTAGATTAACCAACATCACCAAAAACTATGATGTAGCAACTGGAAAGATTCTACAGAATACTTCGGAAGGCTCCATCTCAGGCTCTGGAATCTCTCTTAATGGGGCAGATTTAATTAATGGAGTTCAAAACTCAGGGGTACTAACACCAGAGAAACTAACTTTCCAAACCATCAAAGGAACTTCTGTGACAGGTACGACAGAGCTTAGTGGCGGACTTATCAAAGTTGATGGAAGAAGTCCTAATATTTCTGGATGGGGTCAAGGTTCTAATAAGAATAACTTTGGAAATGGCACACTACTTAGATTTGGTGCTCTTGAATCAGTAGGTTTTAACACTAGTGTAGCCAGCGTAAACTCTCTTGTACTCAGAACTAATGGCTATGAGGCTTTCCAAGCGCAACGTGACGCTAGAATTAAGTTCCAAGCAACAGTTCTTCTTCAAGGTGGAGGCGGCGCTAATGAGTCTGACTACGCCTACGCTAAAATGCAAATCAAGAACACTTGGGAAGAGCTTGCTAACCAATCTACAAATACCCAAGGTGGAGTAATGTTAATGTCAGCTGCTTCTTCTGGTTGGGATAAACCTATAAGGCTTCAAAATGTAGGTACTGCGACAGTTGTTATCAACGTTAAGAAAGGTCAGTACTTTGGAGTTGTGGTAGAGCTTCGGGCAAGCCGTAACAACTTGTTTGCGGGAAGGTTAGTAAACGTATTGCTTGAGGAAATGTTTCCAACTTAATAATCAACAGGAGTTAGAAGCACTCTTCAAAAGCTTTGGGTGGGTAGTGGGAATAATATTAGAAAGGAGATTCATACATGGTTAAAGTAAACGATGTACTAAGCTATGTCAACGGACTTGTCGGCAAAGGAGTAGACGCTGACGGTTGGTATGGCACACAGTGTATGGACTTAACAGTAGACGTTATGCAACGCTTCTTCGGATGGCGTCCATATGGTAATGCGATTGCTTTAGTTGACCAGCCTTTACCAGCAGGCTTCCAAAGAATCCGTACCACAAGCTCTACACAAATCAAAGCTGGAGATGTTCTTGTATGGGGCTTAGGATACTATGCTCAATACGGTCACACAGCTATCGCAACGGAGGACGGAAGAGCTGACGGAACCTTTGTCAGTGTTGACCAAAACTGGATTAACCCAAGCCTTGAAGTAGGCAGTCCAGCAGCTGCTATTCATCACAATATGGATGGTGTATGGGGAGTTATCAGACCTCCTTACGAAGCTGCTTCAACGCCTGCTCCAGCACCTGCACCAAAACCAGATAAACCAAATCTAGGACAATACAAAGGAGACGATGATATTATGTTCATCTATTACAAGAAGACTAAATCTAATACTACCGAACAGTGGTTCGTAATCGGAGGTAAACGTATCTACTTACCAACAATGACGTATGTTAAAGAGGCGCAAGATTTAATCAAGCGTTATAATGGAAACACTAATGTAACAACTTACAATTATGATAACTTCGGTTTAAAGATGATGGAAGCAGCTTTACCACAAGTTAAAGTATAAGCATTAAGAAAAGCCCAAGGGAAGGTTACTCCCAAGGGCTTTTTTGTTTGTATTTAAATCATTCTTTAAGCTTTCCAACATCCTTACGTTGGCTTTTCATAGCTTCTTCAATCCTATCAGAAATTCTGCCAGCACTTAACGAAGCTTTCTCAGACTGCACTCCAATATTTCTAAACGAAGCTAGCGGAATGCTTTTCTTACCTGTAATATCGCTTTTCTTAATAACTCCAGCAGTGATTCCTGAAGCGTCAAACGACTTCGGAAGCTTATAGAAGTTATCGTTATGGTAGTTTAAAATAGCGTTTCGACCTCCTCTAAGGTGTACTCAGTTTGTGGAGTAGCTTCGTCAACAGCTTTCTGCTGAGCCTTCTCGATAGCTACACTCATGAAGCGTTCCATATAAAGCAATCGAGCCTGACTGTATGAAAGTGTAGGATAACGTGCGTTGCCACTGTAGTCTGCAACAGCCATCTCCAAGAATATCTTCAAGGATTCTGCACCGAAGCGTTCAATATCCTTCTTCATGATTGCTCGTAAAGTCTGTAGGGAAGCGTTGATAGGAACTCTCCCATACTTCTGTTGATTAAGGTGTGCCACATACTCCATGAAAGTCGTAGTATTCCACATTGATACAGGGGCATTCTGCCAATCCTTTGTGTCAACCTTGTTTCCCTCAGCGTCTTTATAAAGCTTATTCTCTTTAGTTCTTATCCAAGCCATAATAAAACCTCTCCTTAAATCTTTGATAAATCCATCATAGCACATGATGGGCGGATTGTCAACACCTTTTTGTACATCTTTTACAAGGCAGTTTCAAAGGCGACTGAAAGGAGTCCTTTAGGCTGTGAGGAAACTTCCGAACGCCTTTCTCCTATACTATATGCTATAGCTATGCTTAAACCATAAGACCTTACGGTCTTTAAGTTCAAGTAATAAGCTTCGTTAACACTCAGCTACAACCTCCTAAAGTCGGTTGTGAAACTCTTTAATAAGATTCTCTTTCTCTCTCTCTAAAGACTATTATACAACATTCTCGAAAATCTGTCAAGCGATTTTGTAGAAGAACTTTTATGGAGTGTGTATTTGTAAGGTTGTTGTAATACTTGTAACAAAACTGTAACAATAAACTTTATAAAATGTTCAAAACGGCTTGACTTTTCCTATTAAACATGCTATACTAATGAAGTAGTAAAGATGAAGAAAACAACTTAGGAGGAAATTAAATTATGGCTAAAGGTTTAGAAGCAATCGCACAGGCAGCACAAACGCAATCAAAAGGTTCTGGTGAGCAATCCAAAAAGACTTACCTTAAAAAAGGACAAAGCATTCGTGCGCGCATTCCAGAAGACATCTTAGAAAACTTACACGTAAACCAAGTGGTATCAGTATTTGAACCGCAAGTGTTACCTACTTTATCATACCATGCAGAAGGCCGTACAGACGTTCGTGACCTGTATCATGAAGCAACTGAAATCATGTTAGCAGACCACCGTGCTAAAGTTGAATCAGGGGAAATCGAACGTGGTTCGCAAGCTGATAAAGACTCATATAAAGCAGCTCGTATCTTAACTCCAAAACCACTTATCTTATTCGGTATCATCCCATTAGCAGACTTCACACAAGGCGCTAAGAAAACTAACACTTACCCAGCAGGTGAGCCAATCTTATTGGAAACTAACTTAGGCCGTGACAACGCTAATATCGACGCCTTAACGAACTTCTTATCAAAAGAAACTAACGCTAAGAAATTCCCTAAGAAAGCCTTTGAGATTACTTGTGAAGCGGCTAACCGTTACACTTTCACACCTTTAGACGACGATGATTTAACGCCTGAAGAATTAGAAGTATTCAAAGCTACAGAAGGCGCTACAGTCCCTGAAGAAGATTTCGAAAACGCAATCTTTGAAAGCACTATTGAACGCCAAATTGAAGACTTGAAGAAAATTGGTTTCGATACAACTCGTTTACCAAAATTACCTACAGCTGCTCCAGCTCCTAGCCAAGGCGCTGACGAAGCATGTATGGTAGACCCTTCAGGAATCGATTTCTAAAAACTATACGAGGGGCTTCGGCCTCTCTCCTATTATAGGGAGGACATAAAGCATGAAGAAAGACACACCAAAAGTGAATCCAATTAAGTTTACAGAAGAGGATTACTTCCGCCTATTACAGACAGTCGTTATGACAAACACTTTCATCGGCTCTCTATCAGCTGGCTTCCAAGGTAAAGAACGCTTAGAGAAGATTACTAAAATCGCTGAGAATATGTTCGTTCTTAACCGCTTGATGGAATCTGCTGAAAGCAATGGTGAAGACTGGGGCGACGAAATGTTGCTAGACTCTTTATACACGGATTCAGAAGTTCTTGTAACTAAGTATAAACACTTGTTATCAGAAGACCAGTTAGAGTCTATTAACAACTCTATCAAAAACTTTGCGGAATCAGCTGAGAAAGCTCGCAAAGAAGCTTATGAAGAAAAGGCTGCTCAAGCCGAAGTAATCGACTTTGAAAAGGCCAAGAAGAAACGAGGCAAATAGCCATGCGTAAATTAGAGTTCTTTACGAAAGTAATTGCAATGCCTTTTGATATGCAAGAGGTTCCCATACATCCTTTAGCAATTACCTTTTCAGACACATTTTACCAAGACGACTTTCCATTAAGCCAGCTTTACGACGAGGCAATTGCAGAAACTTTGTGGAATGCCTCATATGAAATCCTCCACAATGAAATGGCCAAGGCTAAGTCGGTAAAAGTATTAATTACAATATTCAATCCGAACACCTTGATGGAGGGAACGCTTGTGTATGAAGCTATTCCAGAAGACTTGCAAGTAGCTATTGACACAGGAGTCGTAGAAGATGTTGAGTGGGAATCTCGTGAGTCGGTATTCCAACACGACCTTCATTACTTCTTTAAAGGATACTAATGGATTACTCAAAGTTTAAGGTAGGCGACTCAATAATTTACCAAGGAGCGCTCTGCAACACTGGGTCTGTTATCAACGGCCATACCTACACTGTTGTACAACTTACCACAAAGCCTCGACACGCCTTTATCATAGATGAACATGGTAACAAGAAGCTTATCCAAATGGGATTCAACTTCGCTAAAATAAAAGAAGCTTAAAAAGTGTTCAAAAACGCTTGACAAATGCTTCAATATGTGGTAATATTACTACAGAGATGGTCGAAGGGTAATATCGACTTTAAAGAAAATGCTCATAGTTGACTTATGTACACAGGTAGTTCAGAGTCAAGAACACCTACCCTTAACGCGTCTTGAGATTTTCTCAAGTGGAGAATGGAGACGGCAGGTTCGAATCCGCCCCTGTGTATAAGCGGCTTAGGGATAATAAGTTGCTCCCGCCAGAGGGCTTTCCGAAAGGCAAGTTAAAGAATATCTGGAGTCACCTTCCTTTGAGGTAAGATAAGGCATTATCCAAAGGCGGCGGAAGCTGCCGATACCGAGTGGTTAGTGTAATGGTTAGCACAACAGTCTCCAAAACTGTTAGAGAGGGTTCGATTCCTTCACTGCTTGTTCAAATAAGTATTATGGAGGTTTGTAGAATGAATGTTGAAAGTAGAAATAGTGAGAAAGCATGGAACCGTGCCATTGTGAAAACTGAGCAGGAAGCTGCTAAGAAGAAAATGGAACGCCTAGCTAAAATGCGTGCTAAAGCTAAACGCAAATAGCTCCATTAAGTAGGTAAGATGGATTTCTTATCTGCTATTACATAAGGTGGGTCTCCACGAGCGAGTGTTAACTAGCTATTAACACAGACTCTCAGGACGCTCCTAATCAGTCAGTTAGCGTAGATACGGTTAACGCACAACAGTCTTCCCATAGCGCTTGTCGGAGGCTGATTGGGAAAGAGGTTCGAGTCCTCTACTGGCGCCTTACATAATTCCTCAGTAGGGCTATATAGAAGTGAAAAGAAACGTAACGTGCTTTTATATGGTGTGAAGAAGAGGTTGGTAAAGGGAACGCTCAATAATCCTTTACTGCAAAGCTTATTCCGTAGTGTGCTAAACAACTAGGAGCGGAGCATTTTGTTATCCATAGGAGGGTAGTAGCAATCCTCGGCCAAAACTAGCTACACACGTAATGGGAGGCGTCCAACTGCCTCGGCTAAAAGGTTGAACATTACCGATACGCTGTTAACAATGGCCTGTAGGGAGGCTACCAACAGTGAATTAGCCAAGAAGTCAAGAGTAGCTCCCTAGTGAAGTCTTCTGAAGCTGGAGTTGGCTACCAGCGGCCTTATGCTCGGGATACAGAATGTTGTCCACCATGGATAAGTTCTGTGAGGCGGTTCGATTCCGTCTATAAGGCATTGGCTGTTTATCAGCTTATTCTAAAACACCTCTTTCATAAGACATTACCTCCTTTCGATTAGAGCAGCCTGTGGAACGGCTGTTCTTTTTTTGTTCAGAAAAGCTTGACAAAGTTTTAATATTGTGTTATGATTTATTCATCAAAGAGTTAAGGAGAGGTTTTATGAAGAGTTTAGGAATATCTAAGGTAAACTATGTGTGTAGACATTACGGAGGAACGGTTCTTGAAGACGAAATTGTAGAGATTGTTGGTGAATGGTCTAGCGCTCTAGGAGACCACATTATGGAAGTGTTGCCAATGGATTCCGAATCCAGAGATGAAACGGTTGTAATCAAAGCTTATAATATCTATAGAATGAGTCCAGAAGAAGTATTAGTTTACCATTTAAATAATCTTGAGTGTGACTTATTCGCCAATGCAGACTATGGCGGAGAACATATTACAGAAGATTACGTTGACGGTTATTTGAAAGCATTAAAAGATATTAAGGAGGCTGTTAAGTAATGGAAGACTTAGTGACAATTTCATACAGTGAGTACGAAAGACTATTAAAGATAGAGGCATTCCTAGAAGCTTTGGAAGCAGTAGGAGTAGACAATTGGTCAGGGTATGGAGACGCTTGTTTAAATGTATTGAGGAGGAAGCCTAATGGAAACCATATACACAGTTATTTATGAAAACCACGTAGAAAGCGAGCCGTCACTTTGTGGAGGAAGCTTCTTGACGGACGCTCCAAAATCTGATACAATTACTTTAATGAAGTTCGGCTCAAGGGTGTTTGAAGTAACCTTTGTGGATAAGGCCGAGAAGAAGATTTATGCGAAACGAATTAGATAGGAGCTGTTGGAATGCTTGATTTAATACATTTGTCAAAGGACATTAAAATACATGTAGACATACAAAGCTTTCTAATGGAGTTTGAATGGGAGCGGGCTAAATGGACGGAAGACAGATTAATAGCTGCTTCACCTTTCAGGGATGACAATCACCCTAGCTTCTTTGTTAATTTTAATAATGACTTTGCAGGAACTTGGGGAGACTCTGGGAGTGGAGAGTCAGGAAATTTCATAGAGTTAGTTTCAAGACTATATGAAACAGACTACGAAACAGCTTTTGAAATGCTAAAAGAACGGTACTGGATTAGGCCTTACGAAGCTCCTTCAATATCTGTTAAGCTAGGCGTTAAGAAAGAGAAGTCAATCTTTGACATACCTGTCCATAATCCATCGCCATATCTGTTAGGAAGAGGAATCTCAGAGGAGACACAGCAGCTTTACAGAACCTCTGAGGACGAGTATAAAGTATGCCTTCCATACATCAATGGAATGGGATTAGCGACAGCTTTGAAATACCGTCGGACTGACTCTAAAGACTTCTTCTATGAGGCAGGTAACAACCATTTAAAAAGTATGTTGTTCGGCTATCATGCAATCTATGTAAAGCTTCCTAAAACTGTTGTTATATGCGAGGCTGAGATAGACGCTATGACAGCTTATGAGATGGGATTCGTTGGCATTTCATTAGGGGCTGCTAACCTTATTGAAAACCAAGTGGAACTCATTAAGAAAGTCGGTCTTGACAACATTATCATAGGCACTGATAACGACACTAAAGGAAACTTAGCAGCAGAAGAGATTGACCAAGCCTTTTGGAAGACTCATAAACTATTCCGTTACGAAATGCCTGATGGATATGACTTAAACCAGTATTGGCAAGAGTTTAAAAAGGCTCCACCAATCCGTAAGATAAGCGAACCAAAACTGTTAAGAAGAAAACTCTGGTGGGTACAGTAAAATAAACTTTAGAAAGAGGCTTGACAAGGCCTCTTTTTTATGCTATCTTAAAGGAGTAGTAAGGAGATGTTAAAATGAAATTGAAGAACTATAAAAAACCTTGGACACAAGAAGACATTGACTATTTAGAATGGTTCTACCAGAACCCTGAAGAAGGCTCCATCAAAAGCGTTGCAGAGTTTTTAGGAAGGACTCCTGAAAGTGTTAAAACTAAGTATTATGAATTACGTAGACAAGGCTTGTTAGAATACCCATCAAGTATCAATAAGAAATGGACTGAAGAAGAGCGCCAATATGTATTAGACAACTATGGAAAAATCCCTAACAAGGAAATGGCAAGAAAGCTTGGCGTAAGCACTGCCAGAATAGTTCAGTTAAATTGGTACCACACTCACAAAATAAAAGTGGGAAAGGCCTTGACAAATAGTTACAAACGTGTTACAATAGTGAGGTAGAAATTTTTAGGAGGATTCCAATGAGAAAACAGACCCTTTTGGAAAAGCTTAAACTAGTTACAGGAAAAACAGATAAAGAGCTAAATCCAACTCTTTCACATATACATATTCAATTATGTGGAGGCTCTGGGACAGGCGGTAAGTTCGGCGCCGCTAAAGTTCCATACGACTATTCAGACAACTTCTTATTTAACTCTCCTGCTAGAGTTACCCAAGAGCAAATCTACAAGCAGTTAGAAGTCTATGTGGGAAGCTTCAAGAGAGACTTCATTAAAGATGGTAACGTAAACCAAGATGAACGGCCAATCAAGAATCTATACTTATGGAGTGAGAACAAAGGCAATGGGAAAACTTCTACGGCAGCTGCTCTCCTAAATGAGTATATGTTCATGTCTTGGCAAGCTTCGGTAATCCGTAAAACAAACATGAAACAACCACCTGCCTACTTCCTTGACGTAAACAGTTTCCAAACGCTTTACAACAAGTTTACTAGAAATGGAATCGCAAAAGACATTGCAGAAAAGACTTCACGAGAGTATTACGAAATGATGGAACTAGCTGAGTCAGCTCCTTTAGTAGTGTTCGATGAGATAGGTAACCGAAGCGCTACTGAAGCTTTCCGAGCAGACCTTCACGACATCATTAACAAACGAATGGTAAACAAGCTTCCATCAATCTTTACAAGTAACCATCCAATTGACTACTTGGAACAAGTGTTTGATGAACGCTTAGCAGACCGTGTACGTGAACGAACTATCGTGTATCATTTCGAGGGCGATTCACATAGAGGAATATAGGGGGGGGGGGATTAGGATGGAAGTCTGGAAACCAGTAGTTGGGTATGAAGGATTCTATGAGGTTAGTAATTTAGGGAATGTTAGGTCAATAACCAGAAAAGTAAAAAACGTAGGTGGAATTAGAACTATTAATGGAAGAGTTCTAAAAAAGCTTTACAGGAAGGGTTATGTAGCATATGATTTAAGCATGCTTGGAAAAACATCTCGAAAATCTGCTCATAGATTAGTAGCCATGGCATTTATTGAAAACCCTAAAAACTTACCAGTTGTAAATCATATAGACGAGAATCCAGCTAACAATGTGGTTGATAACCTTGAGTGGGTAGACTTTAAAACAAACTGCAATCATGGAACTAGGAATAAACGTATCGCAGAATCAAATGGACATAAGATTAAAGTAACTCGTAAAAGCACAGGTGAAGTTAATTACTATAACGGAATGACAGAAGCTTCGCTCGCAGAAGGACAAAGTAGTAATTACTTTAGAAATGTGTTTAAATATAAAGGTGTTAGAGAGAACCACAAGTACAAAGTAGAATTTAGTGTGTAATTAAATGGGAGGTGGACATCACGGCTTCTGTTTCAGCGGAGATGTTATTATCAAAAGTTATAATCGAAAATGATGTGCAAGCTTTAAATAGATATGGAGTAAGTGAGGATTTATTTCAATCTCCTATCCATAAAGAGGCTTACAACTATATTATTAACTATAGCAGGGAAAACGATGGTAATGCACCTGCATACCAAACCCTTCTAAGAAAGGTTCCTGAGTTTGACTTTCAAAGCTCTGCGGAAGAGTCTTATGCGAGCCTTACTAAGAGCTTAAAGAACTCTCGATTACAAGTAGCTACGGCAGCGTTCATAAATGCTGATTTAGGGGAGTTCTGGGAAAACTCAGTTAAAAAGGATGACCCAACAGACTTCATTAACCAGACTATCCACGCCTTAGAAACAATTAAGGCAGAGAACTTAGTTAACGGAGCTAATGGACACCGATTAGAGAAGGCCTCTGAATGGTACCTACAAGAGTTCTACGACCGCAAGGAAGGTAAATCCGTTAAGTTCTGGGATAGCCATTTCGAAAGCTTAACAGAGCTTATTGGTGGAGGCTATCAATCAGGTAACGTCTACACATGGTATGGCCGCTCTGGTCGTGGTAAATCTACAATCACTTTAGTAGAAGCTATTGAAGCAGCTGTACAAGGTGCCAACGTTTTAATGTGGGTTCTTGAAATGCCTAAGTATGAGTTCGCTTCTCGTGCAATCTCTTTCATCTCAGCACGTGATGAAGTTAAGAAAAGTCGTATCAATGGTTCTGACTACTTGGCAGGATTTAACATTGCCAACCTTACTCAAGCAGCTTTCGATACAGCCGAAGAAGAACAAGATTTTGTGGATTTCATCAACAGCTTAAACGATAAGTTGGAAGGCTCTATCACAATCCGTGCAGTGGATGATGAAGACTTTATGAACCGCTCATTGAAACAGCTTGAACGAGACATCGTAGAAAACGGTGCTGACGTTGTAGTAATCGACCCTTTCTACTACTTGCATTACGAGAAGAACACTTCTAAGACAGCGGGTGGAGACGCTTCTGAAACATCTAAGAAACTACGATTATTAGCAGGACGTACTAAAACTGTTATCCATGCAATCACACAGGCTGAAGAAGACTCCAACGAAAAAGGTGGAGACGAGCGTGAGCTAAACATTCCAAAACGTTCTAACGTTAAAAAGACCATGTCACTGCTTGAAGACGCCGCTTATGTATTAGCTTTCGATAGCTGTGATAGCCGCTTTGCTGTAGAGGTCGTTAAAGGCCGCTCAGGAAACGAAGGTAAGCAGGTAGAGGGAATCTTCTTACCAGTTATCGGATATGTTGAAGAAAGCTCTGACGAAGCTGTCACCGATGTTTTTGAAGGCATTGAATTTTAGGGAGGAATTTACATGGAATTAACACGAGAAGTAGGAACTTTCTGGAAGTATCCTGACAACTTACTGCACTTTATTATTATGGGAACCGTTGGTGGGAAATATCAAGTTGTCTACTTTGATAGCTTCGATAGCCAGTGTTACTATGCAGAAATGTCTGAAAGCCAAACAGAAAGCTTTGTGCCTAGCTGTGACTGGGAAATTAACAAAACTCTTATCGAGGAGCTTTCAAAAGGAGGAAGCCAATGAGCTATTACCTATCACAAATGAACAATCTTAAAGAGAAGATTCGCTACGAGAAGACTTCTGTTAAGCTTATCCGAGAAAGCATTGAGCGTATCGGAAAGCCTACAGGAGAATATTCTCTAGGCTACACCGACGCATTGAAGATGGAATTACTAATCCACCAGAAGATGTTAGAAGACGCTCAGGAAGAGTTATTGAAGCTTGAGAAAGAGCGTAATAAATAACAATAGTGTTCAAAGGGGCTTGACAAAAGCCCTTTTTTGTGTTATACTAGTCAGGTAGGAAGGAGCTAAACAATGACCGCAACTAATGAACTTTGGAAACCTTTGATATTCAAGGGAATCCACTCAGACATTTACGAGGTTAGTTCAGAAGGTTTAGTAAAAAACAAGTTGACTAATAGATTATTAAAGCCCCAAGACTCTGGCTATTTACATGTTAGAATACCTCTTGACGGCAAGTATTATAACGCTAGAATCCATCGAATTGTCGCAGAGACCTTTTGCGAAAGGCCTTTGGGATGTAATGTAGTAAATCACATCAACGGCAATAAGAAGGATAATCGAGCAGCCAATCTTGAATGGATTACTCAAAGAGACAATGTTATCCACTCTATAAGGTTGCGTGAAGAGGAATCTAAAACCCTCACAATGATTGATAAAATGGACAAGCTTCTGGAAAAGATATTATCACCAGAGGCTAAAAAAGAGTTTATGGAGGAATTATTTAATGGCTAAAGGATTAAAGGCAATTAACGAGGCGGCAGGAAAGACTCTAGTAGACGCTATCGCAGAGGACTTTGAACGCCAACTAAATAAGTGGGGAGAAACAGGCTTCACCTACGACGCAGACATCCACCATCAAATTATGCGAGATTATTTAAAAGTGGCAGACAGAAATCCTTTCGAAGGCTTTCCTGAAAACGTTCCAGTATTCCGTTCAAGTGGAACTGGTAAATGCTTACGTGAGCAGACTTTATTCGCTATTGATAAGCTTGAAGGAAGCGACCGAAAAGACCCTCCTAAAATGCAGTCTCACCAAAGCCGTTGGGTACAGATTGGAACCAAGGTAGGGGACATGATTCAGGAACAAGTCTTAATGATGGAGAAACATTACCAACGCTTCACAAAAGAGGAGTGCCACTTCCGTTTTGAACGAACTGAAGAAGGCTTCCCACACTTTGAAGAATTTTCGACAACCTTCAAGAAGTATAAATCAGGCCGTATGGAGTTCATTACAGGAGGCTCTATGGATGGCATTATGATTTGGACTGACCCAGCCACTGGAGAAGAGTATCGGGTAGGCCTTGAGGTTAAGTCTAAACAAACTACTCCAGCAGCTACTAGCAAGTTCTCTATGAGACAACCTAACTCAAAACACGTGTGGCAGGTTAAGAACTACGCTATGTTAAAAGACTTAGACATGTATTTGATTGTCTATGTAAACTGCGCTCACAAGTCTTGGGAAATGACTGAAGAAGACTATGCGAAGAATCCAGACTTACAGGTTTTCGGTGTGGATATTACCGAACAAGATAAGAAAGATGTCCGCAATCGTTTCTTCACAGCCATTGAACATGCTCATGCAGGAACGCTTCCTCCATTAGAGCTTAGTGGATTTACTTTCAGTGACTATAAATACGCATTGGCAAACAGTCTTACTTACAAGGAGTTAGAAGAGCTTGAGAAACAAGCTGTATCTAAGTTTGACCAGAAGGCCTTAGAAGAAATTAAGAAGATTAGAGGAGATGTTAAGTAATGAACGAAAGCATTTATGAGGGCATCCCAGAAATCAACTTACAGGAGAAGGCTTATGCAGTGTTTATTAAATTCCGTGGACACGACTTTATTAAGCCTGCTGCACTTCAAATTAGCGAACTATCCAAGGAAATGCTTGATTCAACCTTCTTACAACGTGAAGATGGCGAATCCAACATCATTTTAAAAGATGTTATTACTGGACTTGAGTTAGCCTTTGATTTAGTTGATATAGCAGCCTACTCCGCTAAGGAGATTGAATTAGGAGATACAGAAGCATTCTACAGATTTATTGAATATGCAGCTGATATAATGTTGGGAGAAGATGGCCAATGAGATTTATTAGTTTTGACGTAAGCAGCGTTTCAACAGGCGTTGCAGTAATTGACAGAGAGCCTTCTGGATACCTTACTCTAATCCATACAGACATCATTAGTACGAACCCTAAGCATAACGTAGGGCGCCGATTGAAAGACTTTGCTGAAGCTGTTCAGATTCTTCTTGAAACATATCGACCAGACTATGTTGTTAAGGAGCAGACAATTGCTCGCCTTGCTACACAGCATATTCTAATTAAGTTTGCTGGAGTATTAGACATGATTGCTGCCAACGAGGGATTCCCTAAGATTTACGAATACTCTCCTACGACTGTTAAAAAGGTTGTGGGAGGACATGGGCGCTCCACGAAAGAAGCTGTATTAATGGGTACTACTAAATACATTAATTGGAATGAGCCTATTGATTTAGTTATAGACGACATTTCTGACGCTGTAGCTATCTGCTTAACACACCTTGACAAAGAGTTTGTGTTAGTTCCTTTGGGAGAAGTTGAGAAAGCTAAAGAAGAGGCAATGGTAGTGGAGGCAGAGGCTTCTAAATACCTAGAGGAGGAAAGCACGTGAATGAGGAATGGTTAGATATAAAGGGGTATGAAGGCTTATACCAAATATCTAACTTAGGCAGGGTTAAAAGCTTGTCTAAGAGGGTTGTTTATAGCAATGGTTCCATAAGAGAAGTACCTGAAAAGATACTAACTCCATCCGAAAGCACTCAAGGGTACTTAAAGGTAAATTTTTTCAAAGACAAGAAGCCTAAAACAAAATACATTCATAAACTTGTGTATGTCACATTCGTAAGTGAAGTTAAAGAAGGAAATCAACTAAATCATATTAACGAGTGTAAGTTTGATAACACTCTAGCCAACTTAGAGGAAGTTACAGCTAAGGAAAACATTAACCATGGAACTAGAACAATGCGCCAAGCGTGGTTTAATAGTAAGCCTGTTAAAGCAGTATCTGTTGAAGATGGCAGTGTTAAATTGTTTCCTAGTGCTAGTCAAGCCTCAAGAGAAGGTTTTAGTAGACGGCATATATCAAATGTATGTAAAGGTAAAGAGAAAACACATTTAGGATATGTTTGGGAATACCTAGCAAAGGATGAGTTTTTAAAAGAAACTAGCCTAGAAAAATCTTGGAGGGTTTTACATGAATAAACAGCAATTAAGACTAGCTATATGCGGAACTTCTAGGAGTGGGAAGGATACTTTCGCTAACGTACTTGAAGATAAGCTTGTTGAAATGGGATTTGCTGAGGCTGATAAACTAGCCTTTGCAGACCCCTTAAAACAGCTCTACAAAAACTACTTCTTTTATAAGGAAGACAAAGAAAAGCCTAGAGACGCTTACGTTACAATTGGTAATGCTATGCGAGAAGTTGATGAAGACGTGTGGATTAATCACCTTCTAATAGCTGCTGACGAAAGCTGGGGAGAAGGAAACTCCATACTGGTTACGGATGTACGTTACGAAAACGAGGCCAAAGTCCTTATGGACAAGTTTGGTTTCATTCTTATTAAAGTAGACGCTGACGGATTGATTCGCAAACAGCGTGCAGAAAGTCTCGGAGAAACCCTTGACTTAAACAACAGCGGAGACGCTGAAGTAGGCTTCATTAAAGAAGACCTGTTGGTAATAAACAACGGAGAGGACGATTTAAAGCAAATGGAACGTTACGCTGAAATAGCAATCAATATGGCTCAGGAGGTTGCTAATGGCTAATTCATTAACCCCTCATAAATCATACTACGAGAGATTAGTAGAGGCGGATAAAAGCAACGACTTCCGCAAGATTTTGATTAGGTTAATGAATAGAGTTATCATGAAAGTAAAGGTTCCCATTGAGGTTAGAGAAGAGTTTTGCATGGACGTACTGACAATGTACTACGAGCGCTTTGGTGCAGTAGACGTTCCAGACAGCCTAGCAAACATCCTTTCAACATACTACCTACAAGACGACACTAGAGGAGACTTTGGTGGAGAGAATAAATTCGCTCGTTGTTCAAAGTTTGAGTACAGCTTCGCTTCTGATAAGAAGGAGAAAAGAATCCGTACAGAAGACTTGTACAAAGAGTGCCCTATTAAATTAGACGTTCTCGAAGGCAATGGATACACTCGTGACAGCATTGTTACTGATGATGAAGTAGCCAATGCAGAGCTTCGAGCAGACCTCATTAAAGCAATTGATAAAGCTGGATTAACACCTGAAGAAAGAATGGTGATTGAGCTTAATTTAATCCAAGATTACACAATGCGTGAGATTGAAGTAATGGATGGAATGCCTTCACGAAGCACTTTGAGTCGTTATTTAAAGAGTGCTCGCAAGAAGATAGTAAAACAAATTTAAAATACTTTATAAAGGGGCTTGACGAAGCCTCTTTTTTGTGCTATAGTGTATACATAGATAAGAGGAAAACACTTTAGGAGGAAATTATAAATGCCAAGAACACACAATAAAATCAGCCGTAAGAAAGCTATCGAAACGTATTTAGAAGGAGAGAATCCATTAGCGATTATCTCAGAGACTATTGAAGAGCATACATGGACAGTTGGATTTAACGTAGAGGACGCTTCTTTCTACAAGGAGCGTAAAAGCAATCCATACGACACTTGCAAGAACCCTCGCTGCAAGATGTGTAAAAAGATTAAGGAACAGACTGAAAGAATCCCTGCTTACTCTTTAGGGAAGACTTTAGCTAAACCTTTTGAAGAGCTTTCATTGGGGCACTTCGGAAAGCTTGCAGCTGCGGATGTATCAAAGGCTGATATGCCTAAGTTATTAAAAGTCTCAATGAAGGAAATCAACGCTCATATCGAAAAGCTTGTTGAAGCTATGGGATTAGACAACGCCATCAACTTGCTTAAAGACTATGAGATTTCAGATAGCATTGTACAAAAGCTTTTGGGAATCGGTGCCTACGACATGAGATTACACCGTCAACGTATGTTGGTAGCTCGCAAGGAACGCATTGCTGAAAGTAAGAAAGGTGAGTGGGCTTAATAATGGATATGAAGACTAAATTAAAGTTGGCTGGATTATGGATTCTACTAGGAGTTATGATACTGCTTGTATTAGTAGATTGGTTACTTCCGCTAGCAATGTTGAAATGGTTATTATAGGAGGATTTTAAATGAAGTTGAGAGATTTTTTATATGCAGCAGAATTTGATAGAATGATTGTATTAAAAAGCAATTCAGGAACCTCAATTAAAAGGTTTGCAATGAATGACCACATAGAATACACAAGAGAATGGGAAGGCATTGAGCCACACCTAGACAGACAGGTTACCCTTATTTCAACAACAGTATCAAACGATTTATATATTGAGGTATGGTAAAGGAGGAATTTTAAATGAAATTGAAAGACTTATTAGAGGTAGTAGACCCAATGCAGGACATCACTTTGGAAATAGCGGAGTTAACGGCTCCAGAAGGAATTTATGCTAAAGATATTCAGAAGCTGCGTCCAATGGCCTTGGAAATGGAAGTTGTAGACGTCCATACAGCTTGGTATAACGGTGAGGACAGCATTGAAACAACTTTAGGAGTCGTTGTAGAAGGAGGTAATGATAAATGATTGAACTGTTTAAAGAGAATTTAACGCTTGACGAAATGAGTGACATATGGTATGGTTGGGATAATGAAGGCCTTTTATATGGCTGGGAAAATGGCGAAGCAGGAGAAGCCTATGCTTTACTATATGAAAAAGGTTATAATATGGACTCCATTAAGGTACTGCACGAGGCTTTTGATACTATTGGAGGATTGATTGGAGCGATTTAGATATGCTTATTAGAGTAAACGAAGCTGAGGGAAGCACATCCTTTATCGAATACATCGAGCTTTCACAGGCGTATGGAGGAAAGATTAACATAGAGTTTTTTGTAGAGGATGTGGAGGAAGATAACGCCTTCCCAACTGACGAATTTTACATGGATGATGAAACTGTCGACAAGCTTATCAAAGCATTACAAAGCTTTAAGAAAGGTGGCAATTAAATGCTTAGTGAATTAACTGACAAAGACTTATTGATAGCTTTCGCAGCTGTCTATTATTTATATAACGCTTCTAATGAAAAGCAGGGAGAAATTATTAATGAGGCGCTTACCGAAGGGGCACTTGCTTATAACCGTGGTGAAAACTTTCCAGAAGGGGAGAAGCTTAACTACAAAGCAATTGTAGATACTTGGATTAAGCTTGAAGAAGAGGCAGTGAACAGAGACCTTATCCTAGAAGATTATGAACCTGACGATTACGACGACTTTGACGACACCTATTCTTGTGGCTGCTGCATGTGTTGTGGATGTACCTGTGACGACTACATGTGGGAAGATGATGGAAGCTTTGACGACGACGATTGGGGAGACGATGATTAATGGCTAATTACTACGTGCTTGAAAGACTTGACGACGGCTCTGGCAAACTCCATCAAGTAAAGCAGTATAAAAGCTTAGATAAAGCTATTAAATATGCTAAAGAGATGAGCACCTTTAAAAAGACTTATCAAGTAGCTGGCCAGTATGATATGAAAAGGCTTGCCAATACTGGAAGACTTATTTAAAAACTGTAAGAGAGGCCTTGACAAAGGTCTCTTTTTATGTTATAGTAAATCCATAAGAAAGATTTAGGAGGAAATTATATGAAGATTTCAGTAGACTTACCTAACGAAGATAAAGCAAAGGCGGCTATTAAAAAAGTTAAGGGCAAGAAGCCTTTATTAACAATGGAAGAAGCTTGGGCAAAAATCTTCTCAATGAAGAACTCTGCTAAGGATAAGGAACGCCTTAATTTAGTTAAGGAATACCTTGAAGAAGGTAAGGTAAGCCGTGAGGAAGACAAGTTAAACAAGAACTTCTCAAAGGCCGAGGCTCTACGTATTTATCAAAAGGTTCAAGAAATGGAACGAGAAGCTTTACTAGAAAGCATTCGTAACAAAGACCTTTCATTATATCCTTTAATAAATGATAGATTCACACTTATTGAATGGGTTAATAAAGCAGTTTCATGCGACGATGAATACTTGGCGATGGACTTTGAAACGGTCGGGGATAATGGAGGTACTAATAAGTATGCAGAAGACATTTCAGGATTCTCCTTAACATACCGTTACAAAGGCGAAGTGATTAATGGATACGTGCCTATGCGTCACCGTGAAGAAGGCGGCTCTCCTAGTCCTTTAAATATTGAGAATGTGGAATGGGCTGAAGAAGCTATTAGGAAAGTATTCGCTTCTGATAAAGCTACCGTATGGCATAATGCAACCTTTGACTTAGGCCTTGCCAATGCCTCTTTACAGATTGTTCCTAACATCAATGTTCACGATACTTTAATTATAATGCATTTACTGGACGAAGACTTAAAGAGCTATAAGTTAAAAGACTTAGTGACACGTTACTTGAACATGCCTTCCAGCACCTTTGAGGAAATGTTTGGTAAGAATGCCAAGTTTGCCGACGTAGATGTAATGATTGCTCGCTGGTATGGTGCTAAAGATACTCATGTTGGATTCCTTTTATTTGAATGGCAGTTGAACATCCTTAATAAGCCTTCATTTGCTAAGATTAAAAAGGTTTATGAACGGATTGAGCGACCTTGTATTATGGCCACTTTTGAAATGGAATCGGAAGGCTTCCACATTAACATGGAAGAGGTTGAGGTACAGCGTAAGGAAAGCGAGGCAGAATTAGAAGAGATTTCTGCACGCCTTCAAGCACGCTTTGGCGACGTTAACTTCAGCTCTCCGTCACAGCTTTTAAAATTGCTTTACGTAGACAATGATTGGAGTAAGTATGTTACACCTGACCACAAATCCATTCTCAGAGGCCATGTAGGCTATGATAAGCATGGAATAAGCAATAACAAACTGTTTGCATTAATGCCTAATGGAAGTGTTATCCTAGACCCTATGGTAAACGCTGAAGGAAAGGTTGTTCCTAAAAACGACCGAAACAAGTTACAAGCTAATGCTAAGGCTATGAAAAAGATTGCCAAAGCCGTTGACGAGGTTCAGGACATCCTTGATTATAAAGACTTGACAAAGCATTTGACAGCTTTCGTGAACAAAATTGACACCTTCATTGCGCCTGACGGAAAGCTCCATGGACAGTTTAACCAATTTGGTACTGTTACAGGTCGTTTCAGTGCCTCTAATCCTAACTTACAGCAACAGCCTAAGAAAGCTCGTAAGATGTTTGAGGCTCCAGAAGGCTCATTAATCCTTGGAGCAGATTTTTCGCAACAGGAGCCTAGGCTACTTGCACATTCAAGTGGTTGTCAAGAACTTATTAACATTTATAACGAAGGCCGTGACTTGTATTCTGAAATGGCTTCAGCAATCTTTAACAAGCCTATTGAAGAGTGTTTAGATGGCTCCATTTACCGTAAGAACACTAAGATGATTGTCCTTGCCATCATGTATGGAATGGGCGCCTACAGCCTTGCTGACATCCTTCGTATCGACGCTCAGGAAGCTCAGAAAATGATTGACGACTTCTTCGTTGTGTATCCTGAAGTAGAAACTTGGATTGAAGGCAATAAGAAAACAGTTGTTAAGCAACGCTATGTTGAAACACTATTCGGAATGCGTCGCAGATTCAAGCATGAAAACTTTGACATCCTTAAAAAGAATTGGAACTCCTTAGATGAAAATGATAAGAAGCTCCGCTCAACAGCGGCAAGAGCCTTGCGGCAAGCTACTAACGCTTTAATCCAAGGCGGAGCGGCCTCTCAGACTAAGCTTGTAATGAATGCTGCCAGAATCCGTTTGAAAGAGTTGTCAGAGGCTCGTGGAGAACCTAACTCATTTGGATTCCTTGCCCAAATTCACGACGAGTGTCTCTTCAAAGTTCCTGAAGATGTTACACAGGAGGAAGTTAATGCAATTGAGGATGTTATGATAAACACAGTTAAACTAGCGGTACCTAGTAAGACTGATATTGAGATTGGTAAGAATTGGGGAAAAATGGTTTCAAGAAAGGAATGGTTTAATGACTAACTGGATGCCTTTAAAAGGCTTTGAAAACACCCATGAAATTAACTTAAATGGAGAGGTAAAGTCTCTGAGTAGAGTTATCTATAATGCAGGCACAGGGGCTTATTATGAGAAGCCTGAAAAGATTCTCAAGCCAACACTTAACCACGCAAAAGGCTATTTAAAGGTTGGGATAAGAGTCAATGGTAAAAATCACCAGAGGTATATTCACAGACTGCTTTATGAGACTTTTGTAGGGGATATTCCTGAAGGCTATGAAATTAACCACATTGACGAAGATAACTTAAACAACGACTTATCCAATTTAGAGTGCATTACTCCTATTCAAAATAAACATCACGGAACTCGTATAACAAGATGTGCTAAAGGCCATGAGAAGCCAGTTATTATTGAGTTTGAAGACGGAAGTACCGAGTACTTTGACAGTGCTACTAAACTATCTAAAAAGTATCCTAAGTACTTGTTTAGTAATGTGTGTCAAGCAGTTAAAAATGGAAAGCCTTATAAGGGAGCAAGGTTTTTCAGAGGCTAATTAAAATAAATTTCAGAAAGGGGCTTGACAAGCCTCTTTTTGTATGCTATTATTAACCCATAAAGAAGAGGGAGGAATCAACATGGTATTACAAATAGGAGATAAAGTTACTATTAAAGATGATTTAAAATTATACGAAAGTTTTGGTAAAGGAATTATTTTTGTTCCAGAAATGAGTAAGTACCTAGGCAAGGAAGCTAAAGTAGTCAAGGTTGCTTCCTATGATGGATTAGAAGTTAACCTAGACATTGACAACGAGTGCTTTTTGTGGCATGAGGAAATGTTTACTAAGGACGATGATAAGCCTTCTGAATTAACTTTAGAAATGCTATTGAGCAAGCTAACTGAAGACTATAGTATAAACATTGACATAAGCTTTGAAGACGCAGCTACTAGAATCGTGTCTGAAAACTATTATTCATGGCAGCTAGAGCCTTATTATAATCGAGTTGTTAAATGGTTTGCACCAGACTTCAGTAATGGAGAATTAGCAATACTTTTGGAAGGAGAGTTCTAATATGAAGTTTAAAGTAGGAGATTTAGTAACCATTAGAGAAGACTTAAAAGAAGGAAAGTATGGTGCAGACAGCGTTGTTGAAGACATGCTAAAGTATTGTGGAAAGTCTTTTATAGTTGCTAGTGTTACAGAAAATGGTAAAATTGATTTAGACGGCGTTCCTTGGAACTGGACTCCCGAAATGCTTGTAGACAAGCCTTCTGGAAAGATTATTGGGTACTGCTGTTTAGATACTGGAGGTAGAGATTCTTGGTGGACTGCGGGTAAGGTTTATAAAGTGTATAAGAAGCAAGGACAAGAATTTATTATCGACGATGAAAGAGACGAGCGCTTTTCAGCAGCGCAGTCCTTAGAAACAGCGATTAAACACCAGAAAGATTATTATGGAACAGTTTTCGAGCCAGTTTATGCAGAAACTTCTGATGAAGACCTTATCAAACGAATTAAGAAAGATATTGAACGCCTTAATAAAGACCAAGAAAACCTTATCGGAAAGCGTGACCGAATCAATGACCAAATAATCCAACTAGGTTCAAAGTCACGCAAGCTGAAAGAAGTTTTAGAAGTTCTTGAGAAGTACGAGTAGGAGGAAGCTTATGACTAAGTATTATTTTACGATTATGGTAGGCAATCATATAATGAATATCATCGCTAAGTCAAATGGATTGTCAGAAGAGTTTATTGACAGTGTTACTAAAGAGGTTGCAGAAGGCTTAGGAGAGGGCATTGAGCCTTCTCAAGTAGCTGTTCTGAACATTATCAAGTTGGATGTAGAAGGACGATTAGAAAGACTTTAGGAGGAATTAAATATGTTAACGAAAGATTTTATTAAGGATGTAGAAGAGCTTGGCTATGGAGTAGATAATGAATGGCCTTATACATTATACGTAGAGACACCTGATGATGACCCAGACATCATTGTAGCAATTGACAAGAAGAAATCTAAGCCTATCTCATGGCACGGATGTACTGTGATTCCAGCTTCTGACGCAGTCTCATTAGTTAAGCTTGTAGAAGAATATGAAAATACTCCTTTGGAAGAGCGTGAAGAAGCCATTGCTTCAAAGACTTTACAAGATTACGAACTGGAAGAGCTTTGTGAAGCTATTGCTAAAAAGCTTTTAAAAGAGTATGACCCAAATGTTCAAGTAGTTATTTCACAGGAGCGAATCCACCTTTTTGAGCCCAAGTGGAGCGTCCCTTCTGAATAGGCTTTTGAAAACTTATAGAAAAACTTTACAAAAGGGGCTTGACAACAGGCCTCTTTCATGTTATTATAGGTACATAGAAAAGCACAGGAGGATATTATGAAAGACTTATTTAAATTTGCTTGCACACTTATTCTAATGGCCACTGTAGTAGGCGGTTACGTAGCTATTCAACTAATTATTATAGCAGTTTGTGGAACGCTTTTACCAGCATGGTTATTCGCAATCGTTTTAGTATGGCTTGTATCAGTTAATTACAGAATCTTAATGAAAGGTGAAGTAGAAAAGTTATGAGTAATGATATTTACCAAAGCACCCAAGACATTTACTTGAAAGCTTTTTGGATTGAGATTGACAGACTTCGTAACAAGGCAGGCGTCACATGGACTTACCTACAAGGTGGGGACACCCCTAGAGCGATTAATGGGACGGCTAATCCATCCATCAAAAAGACTTTACAGCTAATGGATAAGCTTGACGCAGACTTACTAGAGTTTCAGCTAAACGTTGATGAAACGTATCAAAGACTTTTGTCAGGAGGACTTTATTAATGAATATTTTAAATGGTGCAGAAATGTCTCGGTTAATTTACATGGTGGATTGCCAAATAGACACTGTAAAATCTAACTTAGCGTTTTATAAACAGGATTTCGTATATGGTAACCTAGACCTTATCGAATCCATCACAAATGAGTTGACTGAACTTACTCGAATTAAGGCTCGTTTAGAAGTTATGTTAGAGCAATTCGATAAACTTTTATAGGAGGATATTTAAATGCTTATTAAAAAGGAAAAGAAAGCCTATTTCTTCACTCTTTTCGGAATGGGTTATCATCCAGTTGTGATAGGGGTAGACGCCTATTCGGACGCTGTGGCGATTGAGCGTTTCTACAAGCTTTGGAAAAAGCACTACCCCAAGCATTATAAAACGCATAAAGAGTTCAATGTAGAAAAGTTTCCGATACTAGCTAAAAAAGACTATTAGGAGGTATTTTAAAATGATTCCTGAAGGAACATATTTAAAAGATTCATCAGGCCTTAACCACTATCTTATCGAAGGCCATATCATAGGCGTTAAAACAGGTGTAAGAGGCTATCAGACAGTTGTATGGGACAAAGAGCTTGATAAAATGTATGAGCAAAACTTCCACGAGCAGTCTCTTATGAATGATGTTAAAATGTCTAAGAAAGAAATTGAAGAGTTTAACCAAAAGTATAAAGAATGGAGTTGGTCACACGATGTCTAAGTATTTTTACGCGAATACGAATCCAAACCTTGCAGCAAACTATCCAAAAGGATGGACAAGCTTTTTCCATAATATTGTAGGCTATGATGAGCCTTTGTCAGAAGATGTCTTAACGGCTTATCAGCTTAAAGAAATCACTGATTTAGGAGAGCTTCCAGAACACCATAAGAAAGTATTTGAAACACTTTCCGCAATGGAGTACAGCACCGTTGAACAGGCTTTAAAAACATTTAAAACAAACTACGTGGAGGGCCTTTAATATGAATTTTGAAGAACTAATTACACAGGTAGAAGAATGGTCACGTAACAAAGGATTGGACAAAGTAGCCCCTGAGAAACAATTTCTAAAAGTTATTGAAGAGGTTGGAGAAGTAGCAGCTGCTATGGCTCGTAACGACCGAGAAGAGCTTGTGGATGGCCTTGGAGATACTTTTGTAACATTAATTATCCTATGTCAACAGCTTGGAGTAGAGCCTCACGAAGCTTTGGATACTGCTTATGGAGTTATTTCTAAGCGTACAGGAAAGATGATTGACGGAGTATTCGTTAAAAGCGAAGACTTATAGAACAGCTAAATAAACTACTATCAACAGCCTTTAGGAAGTGTAATACCTAGGGGCTGTTTTCTAGTTTTCAAAAAGGCAGGGGTGAAATTTTTAAAAAATTTTTCCCAAACTTCAAAAAATTTAAAAAATTTTTCTTAAAAGTTTTTCCTAAAAGAGCTACTGGATTCCATTATTAGCGCTTATTTTACATATTTATTGAAATAGCGTGTCGCACAGGCGCATTCTGAGCGCATTTAGCACTGCTTTCTACACAACTATCCATATATTTATTGTGTGGCGCCTTATATATGCTGCTACACATGCCTTGTCACTGCTTTTGCTAAACATTATTGGATTAGGCTACTATATATGCGCGATCATATGCCTTTACTATAGCCTATCCCCTATACTTTATAGTTAGTTTTCCTATAGGTTACTTTAGGTTATGTTACTATACCTTACTCTACTATACCCCCCCCCCCCAGTTTCCACGAGAAGTGCCCTATAAGGGGCTTTTTAAGCATTTTTACGCCTTTTTAAAGGCTTTTCTTGCTCTTTTTACACGCCTTTTTGCACGTTCTCTCTTAAAATCCATCAAAACGCTTTTATAATAGCTTTTTCACGGTGTTTTAAAAAGTTTCTACTATATAAAGCGCCGTTTTTGTGTCTAAGAGGTAGAAAAATAATTTAAAAAAGTTGTATTTTATTGTTGACAGGCATTTTCTAACATGCTATTATTAAGCCATCAAGAAAAGAGAGGAAGAAACTACATGACAAAAACATTTCGATGGAATTTTAAAAAGTTGTAAAAAAGATATTGACAGGCATTTTTGAAAGTGATATATTAAAGGTGTAGCAACGAACTACAAAAATAAATTTAAGAAAGAGGTTTTATAAAATGATGAAATTAATCGAATTAGACAACGGACGGAAGCAAGTTTTTTACAACAATGTTTTAATGCAGTATGAAAGACGAGGTAACGATGTATATGGCAATCCACTATATCGAGTATATCCGATAAACTTTTCTTTCAAACGTTTAAAAAGCGTTTATAGAAATTATGAAAAAGGCGCTTGGGAAGAATCTTACTATCTTATCCAAAGTTATAACATTTTAACAGATATTAGAGACATTGCCAACGAGGTAAACGCAAAAAACACTTTTCCAGAGTTCGACCAATCTTTATTGAAAGATTATCGGGAGGTTTCGGCATATGTCTAAGAAAACTATCGAAAAATTATATAAAAGTTACATGAGCACTTGTAAAGAGTTTCGGGCTGTGGTAACATTTACTCAATATGTGAAAGGGGAGTACTAAAAAATGGCGTTAACAATGTTTGAAAAAGAGAGTTTACAGAAAGAAAATGCACGACTTAAAAGAGAGCTAGCCACTTTAAAGGCTAGCCAAAAACTAGGCGGAGGTCTTGACGAAAAAGAACTACAAAAGGCGCTCAATAGTTGCCAACGTATTTTCAAAACTTTAAATAGAGGCAAAAGAAGCCTTGTTATAAGTAAGTCCGCTATGGTGGCTAGTGTAGAATATTCGGGAAGTGGTCGCTCAAAAACTTATAAAGATTGTTCGAAAACAGCAATCAGAGAAGCCGAAAAAAGCGCTTGGGAGATTATGAGCTTAGAAAACGACTTCAGAAACATTCATCACTTTTTGAAACATGGAACAATGAAAGCGGAGGAAAAAGACAATGCTTAATATTATTATAACAGTAATTTCAACAGTGGTTATTTTAAAGGTGCTAGAAATGGCGTATAAAAAGCTTTCGAAAAGACTTGACAAGTCTATAAAGTTTTCAAGAAAGAAAGCTAAAAAGCGTTTTATTATTGCACGAGTGACAGAGGAACAAGCTTATACTTTGCGATTATTAAAAGCAATATCAAAAGATGATGAGGCTGTTTGCGAAGCCACAAATAAAGCTTTGCTAGAATACGGCTACGAGGAAGCGGGCGGGCATTCTTATGAGAAAGCTCGGGAAAAGTTTTCTTCATTGCCTGACGTAAAAAATGGCATACCAATAGACGAACTAGAAAGCGATGAAGAAGCGGACGTACAACCTTTTTAAAAAAGTTTAATAAAATGCTTGTAATTCGCTTGGTGATATGTTATTATAAAAGCAGTTAGAAAGGAGGTAACAAGAAAATGAGTAAAGCTTTTTACATGGCACTAGGCGGATTTTTGACAAGCTTTTTCACAGGGCATAACACAATAGCATATTTTATGGCTTGCGCTGTAGCGTTAACAATTGCAATCCAAACAATTTATAAAAAAGATTAGTCAAAATAGTTGACAACGGTTTTCATAAATGCTATAATAAAGACAGTTAAAAGAGAGGAAGAAAGAAAATGACAAAAAAAGAAATTATGAAAAGATACCTAGCGGAAAGAGTAGACTTCGAGGGCTTGAAAAATGATGTTAAAAATTCATGGTTAAAAGACCGCCCAAAAAGCGAGATACCTTATAATGGCATTACAGGGAAGTATTTTGACAAGTTAGGCGAAGAAGCTATAAAAGTAGCTGGATATAAGTTCCCAGATAGCGACCGAACTTACCTAACATTATTCGAAGTGACCAAAGAATTAATTATTGAAAACTTGTAAAAAGTTATTGACAAGCGTTTAAAAAAGTAGTAAGATAAACGTATAAGATAACAAGTAACAAATACTCATTCGATAAGGTTAGGGCAACCCTTTAAAAAAGCCTAAAATAAAATAACAGAAAAGGCGGTTTTTAACATGACAAAAGAAAGCAATGTATTTTTAGACGAAAAAGGATTTTTTGAAACAATTATTGAGGCATTGGAAGAAGGTTTCTCAGAGTATTACTGCGACTTTCACAGTGAAGTTTTTAACTACGGCGCTAGTGCGGATGAGAAAGACCTCGAAGAATACGGCGTTTTTAATGCTATCGGAGAAATCCAAGAATATGAAAAGGCAAACTTTGGGGAGGTTTTGACAGACCTAGGGAACGCTTCGGCGGTTGCTGATATGCTTTACTATATTAAAGGCCATGAATTTTTATATGAAACGCTAGAGTTTAATTTCATTTTAGATAGTATTGCTGAAGAACTTGACAAGGAAGAACCTTTATGGAATAAAGACCTTTGGAACGAGGTAGCAACTGATAAAGTAAACAAGGCTATTGTAAAACGTCTAAAGGAGGAATTTAAGAATGTTTATTGTTAAAATTTATAGAGAAAATTCGAATAGACGTTTAAAGCTTTTCCACACTTCCGAAGAAGCTGAAAACTATGTTTTGAGAAAGCTCAAGGGAACTGATAAGAAAACTATTGAAGTCTTTGAATGGGATAACATAGCGTTAGAATTAAGCTACTGGAATCAATCCACAAGGGAACAAGAAAGTTATATCCTAGAATATTAAAAAAGTTTATAAAAAGGGGTTGTAAAAAGCCCCTTTCTATGCTATTATTAAAGCATAAAGAAAGGAAGTTTTTAAAATGGATAAAAAAGAAAAGCAATTACAAGCATTAGAAAGAGCCTTAAACATGGATTTGAAAGATTTGCCAACGAAAAAACTAGAATGGTATTTTGAGCTTTTAAGAGACCCTTTTCCATTGCTAAAAAGTGACTTGCTGAATGTTATTAGAAAAGACATTTTCAACTATCGAACAAGCATTTAAAGAGAGGAAGAAACGACATGACAAAAACATTTAAAAACATTATCGCAACTTTAACAATCCTAGTAATCGCTTTGGCTATCACTTCAGGAATCGCAACATTTAAAGCAGTAGAAAACGCAAATGATAAAGCTATTCTTGCCGAACGTGTGGAATCTTTGGAAAAGCTTTCCGAAAAACAAGAATATGAAATTGCTGTGAAGTCTAATGTTATCGGCGCTTATCTAATCAATCATGAGGAAGAAGCGAAAAAAGAATATACCGAAGCTTACAAAGCACACAAGCCAACCTTATTAAAAAACTACCGTGAGTTTCACAAATAATTTAAAAATATTTTTTACAACTTTATAAACAGGAACTAGAAAAGCTTTTGAGAAAACATCTTGAGGGCTTTTCTTTTTTGCGTTTTCAAAAAGTCTGATCAGAAAAGGCGCCATCTTATTTTATGGAATGCTTTTAAACCTAGCGGTATGTACAGGCTTTTCTAAAGCTTTCTAATGGTTAACTACCCAACTTCTTTCTTGAAACGTTACGAGAAGCCTTTTCTCACGCACATAATAAAGCAGTGGGCAAAGGATTGTGCAAAGACTATTCTTAAATGCTGCTATTAATCCATCAAAAAGGCAAGGAAAGAAACGGAAATGTGAGAAACAATTCTTAAAAGCCTATTAAACCTAGGGGATTTTTTAAGGAAATAAGAGGGCGCCTCACATTATTATTCTAAAGCTTTTTCTAGGGCGTTGTGTGAGGGGTTTTTCTGAAGGGTATCTAAAGGGCGTGAAGGGGCGTAATCTCAAGGCGAATCTAAGAAGCCTAGTCGAAAGCTTTGCGGTGGAATTGTTTTTATTAAAGGAAATAAGAAGGCTTTGCGGAATGCTGCTGCGGTGGGCTTTGGGGAGAGGTGGCTCGAGAGGGTGTCCGATAGCTTTCACCACAGGTTAACACTAAAGACCACACTCACAGGCACACGAGAGGCATTATAGAGGCGTGCGAATGGTGTCCGAAAGCTATCCGAACAGCCTTAACAAGGCGCTAGTTTACATAATACACATTATCCAAAGTAGAAAGACCCTATCTGATTGCAATGTTAACAGCAAAGAGACAGAGTCTAAGTCGAGTCGCTTGTGTGAGCGTGTCGGACGGTGTGACGTGAGAGCGTAACGAAGCACTCGCAACGCCTCTCGAAGCGTGAGGAAGGCGCAGGGGCGCAGGCGTGGCCACGGCGGGCGGGGGTCTTTGGGAAGGGCAGGGGGTAGCTTTTCCGAGGGCAGGCGGGGCGCGCGAC